CACCAGCATTAGCAAAAGGTCTTAATTTAGACAAAGTAAAGGATGACATGCAGGATTTTGCTGATAATGCAACAGAAGCAGGTGGTAGTGTTAGTCGTTTAGCAGTTTTGGGTAAGGGGATGACTAGTGCTTTAAGTAATGGATTTAAAACACTAACTGACCCATCAGTAATATTAGGAGCATTAGTAAAAGGATTTAATGAAGTAGATAAGGCCGCTGTGGATTTCCAAAGAACTACAGGTCAAGATGGTAATACTCTAGCATTACAAGTAGATGCAGCAAATAGTGAGTTCATTACTATGATTGGCTATTTAAAAACAGCGAATGCACTCTCGGTGGAACTTGGGATGAATGCCACTGCTATTTTTACACCTAAGGATCTACAAGGTGCTGCAACTATGGTTGAGGGTATGGGGTTTGCTCAAAAAGAGGCATCCCAATTAGCTATATTTTCAAAGGCAAATGGTAAATCTTTAGAAGAAAATAATAACTCTATAGTATCAGGTGTAAATGGCTTTAATACTCAAAATAAAGCAGGGGTAAACATAAAAAAAGTACTACAGGATATTGGTAATGTTTCGGAAGATATTGCCATTACATATCTAGGTTATCCCGAAAAATTAGGTGCCGCTGGAGCAGCTGCGGCTGCAATAGGTACTAATTTAGAAGGTGTACAAAAAATAGCAGCTTCATTACTTAACTTTCAATCTTCAATTGAAGCCGAGATGGAAGCTGAACTTTTAACCGGTAAATCCCTAAATTTAGAGAAAGCAAGAAGTTTAGCATTAGCTAATGACTTGGAAGGTGTAGCTAAAGAATTAGCAAACCAAGGAATAACAAGTGCTAGTTTTGGAGCTATGAATGTTTTACAACAACAAGCACAAGCCAAAGCCTTGGGTATGAGCAATACCGAGATGTCAAAAATGCTTCTCCAGCAGGGTTTACAAGCCGGAATGTCCGATGCAGGGTTAGATGCAGCACAAAAACAAGCACTTTCACAATTAAATGCACAAACTGCAAGTGAAAAAATGGATAAAGCTATCCAAAAACTAACACAATCCTTAGCTCCAGTTGTAGATTCTTTTGCCGATATAGTATCATCTACAGTAGGTTTCCTAACCAATATAAAAGCAATACAACCATTAATAAAAATCATAGCTATAGTTTATGCAGCTAAAATGGCAATGTCATTTGCAAGCTCCGCAAAATCCGCATTACAGATGGGTAAAAGTGTAATGGATATGGTTAAATCTTCAGCAACACTTATTAAAGATGGTGGTATAGGAGGAGTAATTGGTAAAATAAAAGGTGCTTTTTCATCACCTAGAGGATTAGATAAAGGAGCTAAAGCAATAGCAGGTTCAGCAGACAAAACAAAAGGTATAGATCCTGAACAAGGTTCGGGTATTAAAAAATTCTTACAGGGAATAGGAGATGGTTTAGCTTCTATTGGTAAACAAGCTGGGGATGTAATGAAGGGTGGTCTAGCTCTTGGAGTAGCATTATTAGCATTAGGTATAGGTTTTGCTCTATCATTACCTCTAATAGCGAATACAGATCCTATACAAATGGTAGCATTTGCAGGTTCACTATCCATGATAGGATTAACAGTGGCAGTCATGGGTAAAGTAGGTGGAGATATTATAAAAGGTGCATTAGCCTTAGGGATTCTATCACTAGCATTAAGACCAGCAGCAGAGGCCTTTAGTTTACTAGCTGGTGTAGATGCAAACTCCATTCTAGCATTTTCAGTAGCAATGCCAATTCTAGGATTATCAGTAATGGCCCTAGGTTTAATATTCACTAACCCCATTTCTATGTTTCTATTTGGAGCTGGTATTTTAGGGTTATTATCATTGGGGCTTGCAATTAAACCACTAGCAGCAGCATTTAGTCAATTAGGAGATACAGATGTAGCAGGTACAATGGCTGGTTTTTCTCAATTAGCATCTATAGCCCCAAGTTTAACAACAGCAGCCTCAGGTTTATATACTTTAGCAGGAGGTTTAGCAGCTGTAGGACTAGCAGGTGTTTTAGCACTACCCGTGTTATCAACATTAATGGATACAGATTTACTCGGAGGAGGAGGAGGAGCAGCTGGTGGTGAAAATAGAGAAGACGATGGTATGGTTAAAGTAAACACTAATCTAGAAAGATTAATATCACTAGTAGAAGCTGGAGGTGATGTGTACATTGATGGATCAAAAGTAGGTAAAACCTTACAATTGGCATCCTCCAGAATGGGTTAATATTTATAATAAAACAAATAAATAAAATATAAAACTATGTCATTAATAAACAAATTAGAAGTAGGAGGTTCTCCTCTATCAGTACATAATGGAGCAACTCCATCAATCCCAAACTTTGCAGGATCAAAATTACATGATACTTACTCTATCAATGATACTCCTATCATGCCTACAAAACCATCTCCTTCACAATTAAGTTTAAATGGTTCGGCACCAGACTATAATTATAGAGATAACACACCAGAAGGATCTTCATTTTAAAATATGCCTTTAATAAGCAAATATACCAATTTAAAATCTCTTAAATTTGGCGTTGGTACAGCCTCCGATAGACCAGGAGGTGGTTTTAGTAGTCAACCCTATATTATAAAGGATATCCCATCCAACAATTCTGATCCTTCAAATATATTCAATACCGGAGGACCAGATTCATTGTTGCGTGGTGGTTTAATGGCTCCCATTAAGGCTATAGATGATGTAAGTCGACTAACACAAATGTTTTTCGATACAAGATCACCTAATGGCTTATTATTTACGGCAAAAACAAATGTATTGTCAAGAACCTCAGTTAAAACTGAGGCATCTGTAGGTTCAGGTACGGCCTTTGGTAATATTAATCAGGGAGTTTACCTCCCAACATCAACTATAGCACAAGCCGGTGTTGGATTTTTAGGAGCCCATGGTAATTTATTAGGACTTAATCCAGCATCACCTGGAAATAATAACCCATCATATGACTCTCAGGTATCAGCTGGTGGTTTAGTTAATTATGAATCTGCTGTTCTATTTAACAACTCGGATATAGACTATCTCGACCAAAATAGATTAATAAATTTAAAATCTGCTATAGACAATAATTGGGAATCTTTCCCCATAAATGGAATTACACTAAATACAAATGCAGGTACTTCTATTATGCAGTATGGTGGAGGTCCAGGATCTATTTTAGGTATTGGTACGACTAATATCCCATTTGCCAGTGAAAGAACTGGATTAATGAATAAACTAGCAAGGGGTAGTGAAAATCAGAAAAATTTTTTTTATGGTAAATCTGGATTAATAGGGACAAATAATCCTGGTAATCTATATAATGGTAAATCTCAAGAAATTGACAGAGACTTAACTAATAAATTAACAGGTGCTACATCACAATCATTAAGACCAAACATATTATCAAATCTAAACCCCGGCATATCAGGTTCGGGTATTACAGAAAGTGACTTAGTAAATTTTGACCAATCACAACTTCCAAACCGAGTAAGAGATAACCAATCGTTAACAGGATTGAACAATCCTCTATCGAAAACAGATCCTGCTTTTTTTTATGGGAAATTACTAAATGGTGACTCATATAATGGGAACAAATCTTACGACTTAGAATATGATAGAAAAAATACACATGCTGCTTCTAACAAATACAATACTTTAGTTGAAAAGGTTTCTAATGTAACACCAATAGACAACGAAGGATTTAAGTTTGGAAATTCCTTTAACGTCTACCAATCAGATATGTTTGGTGATAGTTTATGGCCTACAACAACACCACTTCAAAGCCAAAATAATTCCTCTACATATACCCAAATCGAAATAATCGAAGAACCAGCTAACCCCGGGAAAATATCAGGAAATCCAAAAATAAAAGATTTTAGGAAAACATTAAGGGATAATGGTAGTACAAATACACTGCTAACTCTATCTCAAGGTTATGATGGGCGCGATGCAATAGATTCTAGAGTAAATAGAGGTAATCCCGGAAAGAAAAACACAACAAATAATTATTCCTTAGGAACAGAAGCTCTAGATAAAATAACTGCATCTGGGTTTTATACAGGAACAACTCCAACCCATACTGGTGAAAAAAATGATTTAGTTAGACTTAGTATTGGTATATTAAATAGTGATGGTAGTGGTCAATCTACATATATGCATTTTAGATCATTTATAGATTCATTTAGTGATGCTTACACCGCTGAATGGGGGGATGTTCAATATATTGGTAGAGCCGATAAATTCTATAATTACAAAGGATTTACAAGATCAATTAATTTAGGTTGGACCGTTTATGCTCAATCAAAACCAGAATTAATACCAATGTATGAAAAATTAAATTTTTTAGCATCTAGTCTAGCACCTGATTATTCATCTGCGGGTTATATGAAAGGTAATCTAGCACGTTTAACAGTAGGTGGGTATCTATATAACCAACTCGGAATTATTAAATCTATTACTTATGATATCCCAACAGAATCAACTTGGGAAATAGGTTTAAAAGCCACAGGTGGAAATGACTCAACCGTAGAAGAATTACCACATATGATTAAAGTAACAGGATTTAGTTTTATTCCAATTGAACATAGTATACCACAAAAAGGATCAAGATTTATACATCTAGCAAACGGTACAAAATCACCACATTATAAAGGATCATATCCTGGGACTTCAATAAGTTAAACCCAAATTTAAAAACAAATTAGTTCATGAAAAGATACGGAGGAATACAACAAATTAGAAATACAAACATTAATGCTGGTCCTCTTCGTGCACCTTATTATAAGACTGTTTTGTACCCCGAAATCCCACCCAATCCAAATGATATTTGGGTTATTACTGACTTTGGGGATAGATTAGATTTACTAGCAAATCAGTTTTATGGGGATGTAACCTTATATTGGATTATATCCTTAGGGAACCCAAACTACATAAGTTTTGGTTCATTATTTATTAATGAGGGAACCCAAATACGAATACCAGTTGACATTAATGGTATTTTAAATAGTTATAACACTTTAAATGAAATATAAATGGCACTTCTCGGAAACCCCTTTACAGATTATGTAACCAAACAAATAAACACCCGTCAGAAAGCACTAGGAGAAGGATTAGGTGATGGATCTGATATTAATCGAATTCAATCACTCCAAGCCTATAATACATCAACACCTTGGATGCGTTTAGCTAGTGCCGTCAAAATTACTAAAGGTGATGAAGCAAAACCAGGTAAATCCGTATACAAACAAATTTTAGATAGTGGTTTATTATTAGGTATACCCGAAAACGAATGGATAAATACAGGCTTAGCAAAAAGATTCGTATTAGAAGGTGCCCCAAATTCTTATGAGGGAGATAGCAAACCTGAGGGTGTAGCTAGTCCCGAAAGTAATCCTTTCTTATCAGCTTATGGGTGGGGTTATAACTCAAGTGGGATTACACATGGTCAGGGATATGTACCACCTCCGGGTGTAACAAGTGTAGATTTTGAATATAAAAATGACGGTGCTCTAGCCTTTGCAAGTATAAAAATCAAGGCTTTTAGTCGAGAACAATTTGCAATGATTGACATTCTCTATATGAGACCAGGATATACATGCCTGTTAGAATTTGGTCATACTTCAGGGATAATGAATGATTTATCCACATTAAGTATCGATAATTCTCAAACTGACCCCTTAAAATATTTATTTGGTGGTGATAGTAAACCACCTAGCTATTCAACAATGGCCAAAAAAATATCTAAAACGAAAGATACATGGAATGGTAATTATGAGGGATTTTTTGGTAGGATAACTAAATTTGATTGGAAATTCAATTCTGATGGGAGTTATGATATTACTGTAAAACTAACAGGTTTGGGTGATGTCATATCTTCTTTAAAAGTAAACATAGCAAAACAATTTAAAGCACCAGTATCAATTGAATCAGATTTTATAGGTAAACTAGAAGTAGATGAAACTGAAGATGCCAAAGAAGTAAGTTCATTCATAATTAGTAACGCATATGCCTCCCAATTAAATTTTGACTTGTACTCTATATTTGCTGATAAAAATCAATTTAAGGATTCTTTCAACGTATTTTTGGTAAAGACTAATGAAAACGCAACTTCATATCCATTACCCCTAAAAAACATACCCATAAACGGTCAGGAAGAAAGTTTCATTATCCCTGGTGGTGTTGTAAAGATTGATATTAATGATTATGGTGGGACTATTTACTCCCCTACAACATTTATTAAATTCGGGGGTTTTTTATCCATGCTTCAAAAAATATGTAATATAACAGATGGTGGTGATAATTCATTCCTCCAATTTGAAATGGTGGAGGATGTATCATCCGATATTAAGAACGATTTCACCCCCATAGTTAATGATACTTTCATAGCTACATATCCTGGTAATTTTTCATCTAATCCTAATAAATGTTTGATTAAAGTATCTAAGATGATAGGTAGTAAGGATATTTGGCCTACAGGATTTAAACCAAAAATTATTGTAGATTCAATAATAAATGATGTTCTTACTAATAATTACGACACCGCACCAGAATCAACAGATCCTATACAACAACTAGAAAATCCTAAATTAGCCTATACTTTGAGTGAAGTTTATGTTAATATAAACTATATTTCTACTATATTAAGTGGTTTGATGGGTGGAGATGAAGCAGCCGAGGGTGCATTAGATGTTTCAATTCTCGACCTACTAAATGGTGTTCTTAGTGGTATAAATTCAAGTCTAGGGGGATTAAATACTTTTAGAGTAATATATAACGAAGACACATCTCAAGTCCAAATAATTTCTGAAAATCCAATTTTAAGTTCTAAAAAGACACCAGAAAAACCATTTGCAATATTCAACACATATGGTTTTGAAAGAGGAACTGTAAATCAAGGGTCATTTATTACATCTTTTGATCTCAACTCAGAATTAACAGATCAGATGGCTACTCAAATATCAATTGGTGCTCAATCCAATAGTAATACTATTGCGGGTAATGCTACAGCATTCTCATCATATAATAAAGGATTAATAGATACCCTATTTGTAGATAAAACACCATCTATAGTTGCAAATACTGATGGAGATAATGGAGATAATGGAGAGGTTGAAGTAGTTGATGAAATTATGGATATGTGGAGAGAATCAAGTGGAACCGGTACTATGGGGGAAATTTATGATGATAGACAACTAGATGAAGATTCATATATACAAACTTTAGATAGTTTAAATAATAACATATCTCCCGTTATAATGGGGAGATTAAATAATACAAAAAAAGCTCCATCACCTTTTTTCCTCCCATTTAATATGAGTTTAACAATGAATGGTTTAGGGGGAATGAAAATTTATGATGCTTTTAAAATTACAGGTAAAGGTTTACCTTTAAGTTATAACCCCGATGTAATAAAATTACTTATAAAAAGTCTATCCCATACTGTGAGTTTAGAGGGATGGAAAACCAGAATTTCAACCATAGCTCAACCTATATTCAAAATTGACACATCAGAAGGAAACATAAAAGCCGAAGAAGGTGAATATATTAGAAAATCATCAAATTCAGACACAGTAGCAGGTAATGATGTTGCTCCACCCCCAGGTATAAAACCACCATCCGATGAAAAATTAAGAATAAAACTATACAGGATAATGGATGATGGTACCCAAACATTAGGGATAATGCAGGTTTTAGCCGAGGATGAAAAAACAGTAATAATGACAATGGCAACATCAGAACTCCCTTGGAAAGGTAATAGAAATGGTGTAAGTTGTATCCCAGCTGATGATTATAGGGTTAAATCCCACGTAAGTCCCAAACATGGGAAGTGTTTTTGGTTAATAGGAAATGCACAGGGTAACTATGCTTATAATAGAATATATGGTAATGGTTTTACCAGAGGATCAATATTAATACACTCATCTCCCAAAGCACCGGGTTGGTTAGAAGGTTGCATAGCTCCTGGTATTAAATTTAATGACGCTGATAATCAAAAGGGAAGACAGAAGGGAACCGGTAAATTCTATTTAGATCCCTCTAAATCTCAATCAAATCAAGCTGTTGGTTTATTAATTAATAAACTATATGCTGAAGGCTCATTTAAAATGAAAATTATGAATCAAGGAGGAGGTAACAGTGAAAGTCTCCCAAAAACATTTAATGCTGAAGTAAGAAAAATATCAAAATCCGTTAAACTATTACCAAACCCTAAATAATGTACATACCTTTAAATAAAATAATAACAAATCTATACACATCGGGTAATGAATATGTAACGGTGTCTGATAAGAAAGATTATGTTGGGTTCTACTTCAAAACATATGAGGGGAGATTTTACACCGGTAAAACACCCAACGATACACCTGTAGTTGAATTAATAAAAGAATCCTCTACCATGGATAGTATATGGAATCTAACCTTCGACGAGGAAGTATTTACACAATATGCGGACAATTACGATGGTGAAGTCGTCCCAGGACAATATCAAAATTTAATTGACACAACAGTTTATAATAAATTAAAAAAAACAAATATATCACAAACAAAACTAGTTCCCCAACAATCATTTCCATTCCCAACCGAGATGGATTATAATTTAGGCTCATTCACTAGGTATTTCACAGTAAAGACAAATGAGGAATCATATTTAGAAATTAATAAAGATACATTTACTAATTTATTTAATCAAAATCCCACTTGGGGGTGGATACCATATACAATCTTCAAATTAACTTGGACTTTAACAGGGAATGAGGAAGAGGTAGAAAAATCAAACTACAACATCACACTAATTAGAGAATCAAATTTAAAAAGAGCAGGTTTACAACAATTTTTAAGATTTAATTATTTAAAATTCTACCAATCAAACTTGGAATTATGATTTAAGGTTCGTATATTTACCCTAAATAATAAAAGTTATGTATTGGTTAGTTGAAACACAACAACAATTAAAGGAGTTATATGATAGTGATTTCGAAGAAGCCTTCGTCGAGATAATCCCATACTCAAATACAATTCACCCGGTTGAAAACTCGGTGTGTGCGTTTTATATTAGGCCGTTAAATTCAACAAAAGGATACATTGCATCCATTAACCATAGTGAGGCGTTATCACTCAATATAGACGATGTAAAACACGTATTAAACAAATATAAACACCTATACGTTAGGGATAAGAAAGAATTTCTACATTATTTAATTTTAAAAGATCTTTACGACATAACATTAAACTCACCTACGTATATACAAGAATATACTCAAGCACACTCACATTTCTACTACAAATATCCCAATAAAAAAGACATTAACCGCATTATTCCGATTGTGAAACATTATGAATATTGTGAAAAGACATTTCATACTTTAAAAGATAAAATAAATGAACCCATCAACGAATTTTACAACAACAATGCCACAGTGGTATTCAACGCCATCGAGAGAAGTGGTTTACGAATTGATAGAGATGAATTCCAATCGCGTTTTCATAATATCGATGGAGAATACGTCTACACGCAATTCAACTTCAAAACACTTACAACCAGACCCTCAAATAAATTTAAAGGAGTAAATTATGCCGCAATTAATAAAGAAAATGGAGATAGGAAATCTCTTATACCAAGGAATGATTTACTTTTTGAGTTGGATATTAGTGCTTACCACCCTACTCTTTTGGCTAATTTGGTCGATTTTGACTTCGGCAGTGAAGACATCCATAGTTCATTTGCCGAGATGTATGGAGTGGATTATAAGAAAGCAAAAGAATTAACATTTAAACAAATGTATGGGGGAGTTTTCGATCAATATAAAGATCTAGAATTTTTTCAAAAAGTACAAGTATATACTGATGAGATGTGGGCTCGATATCAAAGTGAGGGTTTTATTGAATGTCCTATTTCAAAGTACAAATATAAACGAGATGAATTGCAAGACATGAAACCTCAAAAGTTGTTGAATTACTTACTACAAAACTTGGAGACCGCAACTAATATTCGTATATTGTGGGAAATGTTTAGAATATTGAGAGGTGCTAAAACAAAGTTAGTTTTATACACATATGATTCATTCACTTTCGATTTAGACAAAACAGAAAAACCAGTTATAGAAGAAATATTAAAAGTTTTTACAAAATACAAGTTACAAACAAAATTTAGTTATGGAGACACATATGATTTTAAATAAAACAACCAATACGTATAAGGTGGATGACTTCCAGGATTTTACCTCATTAAATATACGCGATTTGAACAATAAACTATTTTGCACATTTACTACACTTGAAGACTTAGATGCTTTGATTAATAGTATAACATCTAAATATGATGTCATGTACAACAAAATATTTGTATTATATATTAAGAGCAATGATGAGTACGTTTGTACTTACAACATTGATCAAGCTAATGTAGCAGATATTCCACCAAATACAATTTTAGTCCACAGAAAAAAAGATTCTAATACACTATACACTATTAATGCCTTAAATGAGTTAATTAAAGGGTTAAATGGTGGAGTAGTCGATACTAGATTCCCAATTGATTGGCAACATTATAGAAATACAATATTGTTGACTCAACATGATGAGTTAAAGCAATTAAAAACAAAAATACACAAAATAATTGAATTATAGTTTGGCTATCCAAACAATCGTTCGTATATTATCGTTATAAATAAAAATAAATAGTTATATTATGGATTTAAACGTCATCAAGAAAAGACTGGAGTCATTGAACAAACAGTCAACAAACAGTGGAGGTGGAAATAAAAACCTCTTTTGGAAACCCTCAGTTGGAAAACAGCTTATTAGAGTAGTTCCTTCAAAATACAATAAATCAAATCCCTTTACGGAGATGATGTTTTATTATGGTATTGGTAGTAAAAGAGTAATGGCTTCACCAGCAAATTGGGGTGAAAAAGACCCAATTGTAGAATTTGCCAAACAACTTCGTAATTCAAACGATAAAGAAAATTGGCGTTTAGCTAAGAAGTTAGATGCTAAAGTTCGTACATTTTTACCTATCATCGTTCGTGGTGAAGAAAGTGAAGGTGTTAAATTGTGGCAATTCGGTAAAGAAGTTTATCAAGAGTTTTTAAATATGGCTGCTGATGAAGAAATCGGTGATTTTACTGATATTGCTCAAGGTAGAGATATTAAATTAACTACTGTAGGACCTGAAGTAACAGGAACACCTTACAACAAAACATCAATAGGACCATCATTAAAAACTACAGCATTATCTGAAGAGGAAGATATGATTAACACCTTGTTAGAAAACCAAGCAGATCCCATGAAAGTATTCAAACCACTTACATATGAGGAAATGAAAGGAGCACTTCAAGAATGGTTATCGCCCGAAGGAGAAGAAGAGGATTCTATTTCATCAGAACCCTCAGTCGCTTTTGATAGTGATAAAAAATCATCTAATTACTCAGTAGATACTAAACCATCAGTAGTTAAACAATCTAAATCAGCACAATTCGATGATTTATTTAAGGATGATAGTGACAAGAACGATGATTTACCCTTTTAACACATAACTTATGGCAAAAAAGAAAAAAACACTACAGGAGGCGGTCTCCTCAGAAATTCAATCAAGTTTCAATTTAGATGGTTTTAAATCTAAAAAGGGTTTAACCTCTAAAGCGAAATTTAAAGAACAGGAGTGGATACCACTCTCACCCGCATATCAAGAGATAACATCAGTTCCTGGTATTCCTATGGGACATATTTGTTTACTTAGAGGCCATTCAGATACAGGAAAAACAACAGCATTGTTGGAAGCAGCCGTAGAAGCTCAAAAGCGTAAAATACTACCTGTTTTTATTATTACTGAAATGAAGTGGTCATGGGAACATGCCCAAATGATGGGTTTAAATATTAATGAAGTTATAGATGAAGAAACAGGTGAAGTTGTAGATTATAATGGTAATTTTATCTATGTAGATAGAGAAACTATTAACTCAATTGAGGATGTTGCAGGATTTATTTTGGATTTAATTGATGAACAGAAAAACGGAAACTTACCTTACGATTTATTATTCTTATGGGATAGTATTGGTTCAGTTCCTTGTGAAATGTCTATCAAATCTAACAAAAATAACAATGAGTGGAATGCCGGTGCTATGTCAACCCAATTTGGGAATAGCGTAAACCAACGTATTACATTATCAAGAAAAGAATCATCACCATATACAAATACATTAGTTTGTATTAATAAAGTTTGGACGTTAAAAGCGGAATCTCCGATGGGGCAACCAAAACTAATGAATAAAGGTGGATATGCTATGTGGTTCGATTCTACATTTGTAGTTACATTTGGCAATGTTATGTCAGCTGGTACTTCTAAAATTAAAGCTATCAAAGATGGTAAACAGGTTGAATTTGCTAAAAGAGTAAATATCCAAGTTGATAAAAATCACATCAATGGTGTTACTACTAGAGGAAAAATAGTTGTTACACCTCATGGTTTTATTTTAGATGACGATAAATCTTTAAAGAAGTATAAAGATGAACAATCAACTGCCTGGAAGAAGATTTTAGGTGGTGGTGATTTTATAATTGCTGAAGAAGACCAAGCTTATACTGATATAACATCTCACATAGACGAGCCACAATAAATTTTGCTACCCGGAGTATCGTTCGTATATTCCGGGTATAAAATAGATAACATATGGAACAAAAAGATTTACTTAAACTCATAGATAATCTCGATGAGGATAGAAAAGAAACTGTAGATAGTAAAAGAGTACTAATGATAGATGGTTTAAATCTATTTTTTAGGAACTTCGCAATGATGAATATGGTTAATCCCGAAGGTGTTCATATTGGAGGATTAGGTGGATTTTTTAGATCACTGGGTGCATTAATTCGTAAAATTGAACCAACCCATGTTTATGTAATATTTGATGGTGCTGGTTCGGCTAATGCTAGAAAGAATTTACTCCCTGAATATAAATCCGGTAGAGATTTACAACGTATTACAAATTGGGATGCGTTTGATGATTTAGAGGATGAACATGATGCTAAGGTAGATCAAATGGTTAGAATAATCCAATATCTAAAAACACTCCCAGTCAAAACAATTACTTTACCAAAAGTAGAAGCGGATGATGTTATAGCTTATTTAGCAGATATTATACCCGAAAAACCTGAGGATAAAGTATTTATAGTATCTTCTGATAAAGATTTCTTACAATTAATAAATAAAAATGTTATTGTTTATCGCCCTATGGAGAAAAATTTCTATACTGAAGAAACAGTAGTAGAAAAATTTAAAATGAATCCTGAGAATTTAATTATATACAAGACACTCCTAGGTGACAACTCTGATAAAGTTAAGGGTGTTAAGGGATTAGGTGAAAAAGGATTATACAAAAGATTTCCGGAATTAATGGAACGTAAAGTTACATTAGATGATATCTATGATATTTGTGAGGATAGATTTAATGAACATCAAGAACTTAAGGAGAAGGGTTCAAAGGAAAAATTTCCAATAGTATATGCTAGAGTAATCCAACATATAGAGGAATTAAGAACAAATTACAAAATAATGGATCTTTCAAATCCTATGTTGGATGGTAGGGATAAAAAACATTTAGACACCGTTGTAGCAACTAACGACTACAAATACTTACCAGATGAATTCGTAGCATATTACAATGAAGATAAATTAGGGGGCATGATTCGAAATGTAGATTTTTGGGTTAAAGATGTCTTCGAAAAAATAAAGTTATAAAAAATAAACCAGTTTTAACAAGTAGAGCTAAAACGAGTGGTAGGTATATTTGGATATACGAATAATTGTTCGTATATTATACCATAAATAAGTTATAAATAAAATTAGTTATAAACCAAAAATAAGAAAATTTGACACTATTAAACCTTCAGCAATACGGACCCCAATTCCAAATTAAGGTAATATCAGCCTTACTTACTCATAAAGAGTATTTAACTAATATCCATGATATTATTAGTGAGGAATATTGGGATAACCAAGCACACAAGTGGATTATTGTAGAAATAATCAAATATTATGATAAATATCACACTACACCTTCAATGGATGTTCTAAAAGTAGAACTACAAAGATTGACAAATGATGTACTTAAAATATCAATAAAGGAACAATTAAAAGCTGCATATGAAACATCCGATGAGGATTTAAAATATGTTCAAGAAGAATTTTCAACCTTTTGTAAAAACCAACAACTAAAAAAAGCATTACTAGGTAGTGTAGATTTACTTAATGCAGGTGATTTTGATGGGATTAAATTCTTAGTTGAATCAGCACTAAAAGCAGGTAATGATAAAAATGTAGGACATGAATATAATAAAGATATCGAATCACGTTTTAGGGAAGATGCAAGAAAAACTATCCCAACTCCATGGGAACCCATTAATGATATACTTCAAGGTGGACTCGGAAATGGAGATTTTGGTCTTATATTTGGTAATCCTGGAGGTGGTAAATCTTGGAGTTTAGTAGCCCTAGGTGGTTATGCTGTAAGAGCTGGGTACAATGTATTACATTATACTTTAGAATTAGGTGAAGATTATGTAGGACGTCGTTATGATGCCTTTTTCACAAAAACACCAGTTGATGAAATTTTAAAAAATAGGGAGAAAGTTGAAGATATGCTTTCTGAACTACCTGGAGAATTAATTATTAAAGAATTCCCAACAGGTCGTGCTACAATATCCACTGTAGAATCCCATATTAGAAAAGTAACAGATTTAGGTATGAAACCAGATCTAGTTATAATTGATTATGTTGATTTACTTTCAACAAAAAAACGAACAGCCGATCGTAAGGGAGAGATTGATGATATTTATACAAGCACGAAAGGACTTGCTCGAGAATTAAACATACCAATTTGGTCAGTATCTCAAGTAAATAGAGCTGGAGCAAAAGATGATGTTATAGAAGGGGACAAAGCAGCTGGATCATATGATAAAATTATGATTACAGATTTTTGTCTATCACTTTCTAGAAAAGCTAAAGACAAAGTAAACGGAACAGGTAGATTCCACATTATGAAAAACAGATACGGGATGGATGGATTAACATATGGTGTAAAAGCCGATACTTCAACAGGTCATTTTGAAGTACATGATTATGATCCTGATGCCGAATTTGAAAATGATACTTTAACTCCAAATAAACCAAATAGTGGTAATTTCGACCAGTTTGATAAACAAACATTAAAAAATAAGTTCTTCGAATTAAATTCTTAAACTTTTAAAACAACTAAAAACTATTTAAATAAAATTATGGCACAAAAAAATGACCTCATGCGAGAACGAATTGTTTATAAACCATTCGAATATCAACAAGCTGCGGATTACTGGTTACAACAACATCAAGCACATTGGCTACACACAGAAGTGCCAATGATGTCTGATTTAGCAGATTGGAATTCAAATTTAAATGAGACTGAAAAAAATATTATTGGTTCTATTTTAAAGGGTTTTGCCCAAACAGAAACAGTTGTTAATGACTACTGGTCAGGATTAGTAACAAAATGGTTTAGGAAACCCGAAATTATTATGATGGCCACAACATTTGGGGCATTTGAAACAATACACGCAGAAGCATATTCACTATTAAATGAAACACTTGGACTTGAAAATTTTGATGAATTTATGGAAGATGAGGCTACTATGGCTAAGATTGAAAATCTTACTTCTATTAGGGATAGTTTTGATGGCAAAAAAGATCTCCACGAAATCGCTAAATCACTCGCTATATTCTCGGCATTTACCGAAGGAGTTAATTTATTCTCTTCCTTTGCCATCCTCTTATCTTTCAAAATGCGAAATAAGCTTAAAGGAGTGGGTCAAATTGTTGAATGGTCTATTAGAGACGAATCCCTCCACTCAGAAGCCGGTTGCTGGTTATTCAGAACACTTATCGAGGAAAATCCTGAAATCAAAACTCCAGAACTTGAAGCAGCTATAAACGAAGCAGCATTATTATCATTAAAATTAGAAACTGATTTTATTAGAAAATGTTATGAGTTAGGTGATTTAGAGGGATGCTCACAATATGATTTAGAAAATTTTATTAAAAATAGAATTAATGCTAAATTGGGTGATCTTGGGTATAAAGGAATTATTACAGGTATAGATATGACATCTATTGAAAGGATGAAATGGTTTGATCACTTATCAGCAGGTAAACAACACACAGATTTCTTTGCCAACAGGGTAACTAATTACTCTAAGGGTAATATGAGTTGGGATGAGTCAATTTTTTAAATAAATAAAATGAATAAAATGGATAATAATAGTTTAGTAGCAGATTATACTAACTGGAAACGTGGGACTGATTACCCTGAATTTTTTGATAATGTAGCGCTATCAACAATTTCTAAAGGTTATTTATTACCTGGAGAAACACCCCGTAAAGCATATAGAAGAGTAGCAAATTCAGTAGCCGACAGATTAAATCGTCCGGATCTTGCATCTAAATTCTTCAAATATATCTGGAATGGTTGGATTGGTTTAGCTTCCCCAGTACTTAGTAATACTGGTACTGATAGAGGTTTACCAATCAGTTGCTTTGGGATAGATACACCAGACTCCGTAAGGGGTATTGGTCTTACTAATGCTGAATTAATGCGCCTTACATCTTATGGTGGAGGTGTTGGAATTTCACTTAGTAGAATTAGAGGTAGAGGAGAAGAAATTACTGGGAATGGTCAAAGTGAAGGGATTGTCCCTTGGGCTAAGATATATGATTCAACAATTATTGCAACTAACCAAGGTTCAGTACGTAGAGGAGCAGCATCCGTAAATTTAGATATCAACCATACAGACATTAAAGAATTTTTACAAATCCGTAGACCTAAGGGTGATGCTAACAGGCAATGTTTAAATCTACACCAGTGTGTTGTTGTAGATGATGCGTTTATGAAGCGATTAAATGATAGGGACAGCGAAGCCATGTCATTATGGTTAGAAATACTTAAATCACGGGTAGAAACGGGAGAACCATACATAATGTTTAAGGATAACGTTAACAAAGATAACCCATTAGCATATAGGATGAACAATTTAGATGTTAGTATGACTAATATTTGTTCTGAGATTACCTTACATACAGATGAAGAACATTCATTTATATGTTGTTTAAGTTCTTTAAATTTAGCTAAATATGACGAATGGAAAAATACAGATGTAGTTGAAGTAGCAACTTATTTCTTAGATGGTGTTATGGAGGAATTCATATCAAAAACAAACGGGAAAGATTCAATGGTACGTTCTTATAGATCAGCTAAAAAAGGTAGAGCATTAGGTTTAGGTGTGATGGGATGGCATACGTTTCTACAACAAAAGGGTTTACCATTTAACTCATTAGCATCGACAGCTTGGACACATACAATTTTTAGTGATATAAGACAGAAAGCAGAAGCAGCTTCACGTCAACTAGCAGTAGAATATGGTGAACCTCTTTGGTGTAAGGGTACAGGGATGAGAAATACCCACGTAATGGCAGTTGCACCAACAGTTTCAAACTCACGCATTAATAATTGTTCTGCTGGGATAGAACCACAACCTGCAAATGTGTATGTATTTAATGGAGCTAAAGGAACATTCATAGTTAAAAATCCAGAATTAGAGAAATTATTGGAGCAAAAAGGAAAAAATGAGGCAAAATATTGGGATCAAATTTTAATAGATAATGGCTCAGTAGCAAACCTCCCAACTAATATCCTAACTGAAGAGGAGAAGGAAATATTTTTAACATTTCCCGAAATAAATCAATTAGGTTTAGTCCAACAAGCCGCAATTAGACAAAAATATATAGATCAAACCCAATCTTTAAATGTTGCTTTTGATCCAACAGATTCACCAAAATGGATAAATCAAGTACACATGGAGGCTCATAAATTAGGAATTAAAACCCTATACTATCTAAGAACCGATAGTGTAATTAAAGGTGATTTAGGAACTAGAACAGATGAAAGCTGTTTAAGTTGTGATGGATAGTGTGTCTTGAATTATTTTTCATATATGTAGACTCAACATTAAATACTAACTATGAAAAAAATTGATAAGTCTAACTGGAGTATATGTACTAACTGTAATAAACAAATTCCTATAGGATTACAACTTACAAGAATATGCATTAGTTGTTTGGTTAGAAAAAAATAATAAAGGGGGGTGCGATAGCACTCCCCTCTTTAGTATGTATAACTAAATCAATAGTTCCATTAAATAGTTACATTATGAAAAAATATTTAAAACAAAAAATAATGGACTTCACAAACATATTTAAAGATGACAACACAATTAACGAGAAAAACCTTGTAGGTTTTGCATCTTTTGCAATAATGGTTATATTTGCTATTGCTGATATAGTAACTGGGATTTTAGGAAAACCCTTAATAATTAGTGATACAATCTTTAACTCTTTCGTTATAACCACTTTAGGCTCATTCGGGATAGACGGAATTACAAAAATATTTAAAAAATAATGGAAGATAGATTAACTAAATGTCCAAATTGTCATCAAGAATTTAATACACTAACAGATATGCAATCATTACCAAAAACAGACTCTAACTATTTATGGATATTTGATAATGGTCATGGGGGTGTTATTGATGATGTTTATCAGACAGCAGGTAAACGTTCTCCACTATGGCCTGATGGTGAAATCTTATATGAGGGAGAATTTAATAGAAGTATTGTAGATAGGTTAATGAATCTATGTATTAATGCTGGAATTGAATGTGTTAATATAGTTGATACTCAAGAAGATACTCCCTTAAGAGAAAGAGTACAGAAAGCAAATGATATCTATCGTAAACAGAAAGACAAAAATGGCAAAAATTGTATATATGTTTCAGTTCATGCCGATGCTTTTAGTTCCGAATCAGCTAATGGTTGGTCAGTTTACACATCTGTTGGAGAAACAAAATCAGATATAGTTGCTAGAGTATTAGAACAAAAAGCATCTACTGAATTTCCAAATGAAAAGATGAGAGGAAAGAAAGAATCAGATTTTTATGTATTAAGAAATACAGTTATGCCTGCTATACTATCAGAAAATTTCTTTATGACAAATTACGATAATTGTCATGATTACCTTTTAAGTGAAGGTGGGAGAGATAGAATCGCCAAAATACACTTTGAAATGATTCAAGAGATAGAATTGTCTAAGTCTGTATAAAGCTTAAAAATGTAATTAAATTAGAGGTAAATGGAAAACGAAGATATTCTTTTTATTATATCAGGCCTAGCAGGTATTTTAGGTATAAAAGAAATTTGGGTTATCATTAAAAAGAAAATGGATATTTCCCATTCAATAATTTCAGAAAAAACAAATTACAAAAGAAATAGAATTAGTGAATTAGAAGATGAATTAAAGGCTTCTAATGAAACAATCCTACAATTAACTATAAGAGTAGCAAAACTAGAGGAAAGAATAATACATACTGCTAAGAATAGAACTAAAAGTAGAATTGAGAAAAGTAAAGATTAAAAAAGATATATGGAATCATTAATAATGTTAACAACAATAATAGTCGCTTTAATCACAGCAGTTTTGGGTCCAATAGCAGTAGAATGGGCTAAGAATAAATTTATACCTAAGAAAAAATCCTCGATGATAGTTGACTCTATACAAGCTAGTAACTTAGTAGACAACCAATTAGATTCAATAATGAAAGAAACAAATGCCGATAGGGTGTTTGTATTACAATTCCACAATGGAGGTCATTTCTACCCAACTAATAAATCAATTGCTAAATTTTCGATATTTTATGAACATTTAACACCTGGTACAATACCAAGTCAACAAACATTCCAAAATATCCCATGTTCACTATTTACAAAATCAATATCTGAATTAAATAATTCAGGTGAAATCAGTTGTCCTACTTTAAAACATGAAACTTTTGGACTTCTACCAGTTTGCGAACAACATGGTTCCAAATCCTTCTACATGGTAGCATTAGAAGATTTAAATGGTAATTTTATAGGCGTAGTATCAGTCTCATTTAAAGAAGAACATAAATTTACAAAAGATGAATGGATTTACTTAAGACAGAAAACAGGTGTTATAGGAACATTATTAGGTGGGTATCTAGATTCTTCAAAATAACTTGGAATATCACCATCTCGTTCGTATTATTACCATCAACATAAAAAAATAATACATTAAATTCTTTACAATGCTAAAAAAATTACAAGAACGAATATTCCCTTTCATAATAGCATTATCGGCATTATCCGTATCTGCATCAGCAGCCTTTTATTCCATTAGTGGTCTTAGTAAATTATTTGCGGGGGCTGTAGTTGCTGTTATTATTATGGCCTCTTCATTAGAAGTAGCAAAATTAGTTATAGCCTCATTATTATATCAATATCGAAAGGTTCTACCACTATTTCTAAAAATTTATTTATCAATAGCTTGTTTCATCCTCATTCTAATTACTAGTATGGGTATTTACGGCTTTCTATCCTCGGCATACCAAGAAACAGCATCAAAATCCCTAAATATAGATTCTCAGATTACACTTATTGAAACTAGAAGGGATAATACAAAAGCACAACTTAACGTGTATGACGAAGAAAAACAAAGCATCAATACTGCTGTGGCTGATTTACGTTCGGGCTTATCAAACAATATCATACAATATACAAACGCTGAAGGACAATTAATAACTACAACATCATCCTCAACACGTAGGGCATTGGAAAAACAACTAGATCAAGCAATAGATCGCCAAATAACCATCAATAGTAAAGTAGATGGTTTAAATGAGAAATTATTCAAATATGAAACAGAAATAGTAGAAGTTTCTACTAATAGTGAAATAGCTGGGGAATTAGGACCATTAAAATATCTATCAGGATTAACTGGTATCCCCATGGATAAGATAATAAATTACTTACTTTTGACTATTGTATTTGTATTTGATCCTTTAGCTATTGCTTTAGTAATTGCTTCTAACTTTGCTTTTGCCCAATTAAAAGTCAAAACTAAAGAAAACATTTACGGAGAGGAATTACCAATAGTTGAAGAAACTTCCCAATCAGTTTGGGATGATATGATTCAAGAAGAAACTAATTATGTGGATGGTTATGATAATTTGGATGATAAGGTTGAAGTAGAAAAATATGTTACCGAGGGGTATGCAGTCGATGATAGTATTGAAGAAGAAATCAAAGAATCAGATCTAACACCCCTAATTAAAGAAGAAGACGAATTGGTAATCAACCCACCCACATCTCCTTGGAGACAGACGAAAGTAATAAACAAAGAAGAAAAACGAACTAGTGAAGATGATCTAACAAGAACATATTAAAGATTTCCGTGGGGAAATTAGGCTACCGCAAAAAGCATTCGTATATTTATGGCATAAGTTGGGAGCAATGCAGTTGCCAATGTAAAAATTAAGGTTATGACCAAAACAGAACAAAAAAGACAAAATACTGAAAAAGTAATTAACTTCCTAGAAAATAAATTTGATGCTTTTAATATTGAAGATAATGATGGTGGTAGGATGGGTTTTTCAATTGATGATCTTGAGGGAGAATTCCATAGAAGGGATTATGAGGTGATAATGTTGGATAATATAAATTTAGCGGGAGAAGGTTGGACAAAAGAAGAATTAAACAAAAGAGATCGTGCGATTGAGATGGAGAAGTTACTCAATGAATCTATTCAAAACTTACTTAAATTAGAAATATGAAGAAAAAAGTAATTTATTTTCATGGTCTTGAAAGTAATCAAGGTGGAGAGAAAGTAGAATATTTAGCCAATAGGTGCTATATTCACGCTCCAAGTATGGATTATACGAGAGAGGATATATTTCCATTCCTCACCCAAATGGTAGAAGATTTCCAACCCGACTTAATCATTGGTTCTAGTATGGGTGGTTACACAGCTTATATATTAGGCGCCCTTTACAACATACCAATAATTGCATTCAATCCAGCACTACATAGCAGACCTTTCAACCCAAATTATCCAAAATTTGTAAATAAACATATAGCCAATAATGCTAGGATAATTTTAGGTGAAGAAGATACTATTATAAAACCATCATCAACCTTAGAATGGTTAAAAGATCATATAGTGGATACTCATCCCAAAATAACAATTGAAAAAGTTAATGAGATGGGGCATAGAGTACCACTTGACATATTCATAAATAAAATACAAATGTAAAAATACCTACAGTAAAATTAGGTTCCCCAATATATTGTTCGTATATTTACAGGGTAAATAAGGCGCGAGCCCCATAAAAAATTAAGGTTATGTTAAAAGAATTAAAGGATAAAATCCACCAATTACAAGAATCAGAAAATTTTAATTTCACCTACCAAGGTATAGGATATATTCTAAGTTGCTATGGTGTAGGTCCCACGGGGGAGAAATATGTTGCCGTACATAAAACGAACAAATGGGGCAGATCAATGAATATTGATAAAATTACAGATAATTATATTATACTATATGATTTTAATATGATGGATGTAAAATCAACTTATAAAATGAGTATTAAAAAAATAATATTATGATAAAATATTCACATGAAGTACCTTTATGTTTACTAGAAGATAGTAGAAAATTTAATACTTATGACTACTGCTTACCCCATCTATTAGATGAGAATCAGGATTATTTAGAATTTTTTAGAAAATCAAAGAAAGATGGACGTTATATCATAATGGATAATTCACTCCATGAATTAGGTAAAGCCTATGATTCTTATCGTTTATTACATTGGATCAACGAATTAAAACCAAATGAATTCATCATCCCTGATGTTTGGGAAGATATGGAAGGTTCAATTAAAAATGCTAAAACTTGGTTGAATTATAAACTACCCGAAGGTGTTGAAAAAGTAGTAGTTGTTCAAGCAACAACACTCCATGAAGCATTTGAGTGTACTAAAATATATAAAGAGTTAGGTTACAAAAAAATCTGTTATTCTTATGGTGCCTCATATTACAATGACATAATCCCACACCCCAATAAAGATTTAGGTAAGGCATTAGGTCGCTTATTTGTAATTTCAATATTATATAATCAAGGTGTATTAACTGAAAATGATAGAATTCATTTGTTAGGTTGTGCAGTTCCTCAAGAATTTGGATGGTATGAAGATATTAAATGTATTGAATCTATAGATACTTCAAACCCCGTAATGGCTACTTTAGAAAATGTTAAATATACAGATGCAGGTTTAACTAAAAAACCAAAAGCAAATATGAATGATCACTTTGACATGATGTATGATGAGGTAGATTACGATTTATTAGATTACAACTTAGAAAAATTTAAAACAATTAATAATTTAAAAACCAAATAGTTATGATTTCACTTTACGATTACACAGGAGAAAAAGATTGTGATGGGAGAGGATTAAGAGTTAATGCTTATGCAATACTTAAAAACCAACCATTTAAACAAAGATATTTAGAATTTGCGAATAGAGAAGTATTTTTATATACTAAAGAATTATTGGATGAATACTTTGAAGTAGAAAAAATATTTAAAGTAAAGAAATAACTAAATCAACAAAATAAAATACTAATGGCTTTAAAAAAACAAACAATACGAGGTTTAGAAAAAATAACACTGAATGGTGATTCTACTACTAAAGAAGAATTAATTACTCTGAGTGAAAGCTGGAGTGAAAATGAAGAGTTAGTAGTAAGAAAAATCCTCCAACAAGGTGGAAAGTGTAAAATTGGGAAGGATGTTATAGCTGTAGTCCGCCCTGATGAAGTATACAGTTTAGTAAGATAACAGGATTAGCCTATATCCTTAAACATACCAGGCACATTAAAATTAAAATACAATGCAGATGAAATTAGATTTCGAACAAGAAAAACACGTAGTAGTATCACTCTCAGGTGGTATGGATAGCTCAACATTATTACTTAGATGTTTAAAAGAATATGACACAGTAACTGCAATATCTTTTGATTATGGTCAAAAACATAGAGTTGAGTTAGAAAGAGCTCAATCGTTAATTGATTATCTAGAAGAAAATGGACATAAAGTAAACTATAAACAAATTAAATTAGATGGTTTATCAAGCTTATTGGACTCAGCGTTAGTTGAAGGTGGTAAAGAAGTTCCTGAAGGACATTATGCGGATGATAATATGAAAGCTACAGTTGTCCCTAATAGAAATAAAATATTTGCTTCAATTGTCCAAGCGGTAGCTTTATCCGTTGCTAATAAATCAGGAGAAACTTGTAATATCGCTTTAGGTATCCATGCTGGAGATCATCAAATTTATAAAGATTGTAGGCAAGAATTTCGTGATGCTGACGATGCTGCTTTTAGAGAAGGTAACTGGGATGCTGAACGTGTGGGTTATTTTACTCCTTATCTTCTTGGGGATAAATATGATATTCTCCAAGATGGGGTAGCGCTATGCGAATACTTATGTATAGCATTTGACGACGTATATGCTCGTACTATCACATCATACAAACCTATATTTAATAAAGAAACATTCGAATGGTATGCAGATTACAAATCAGCATCAAGTGTTGAACGTATTGAAGCATTTATAAAACTGGGTAGACCTGATCCTTCACAATACGCAGATGAGTCAGGTACTGTAAGTTGGGAAGTAGCGGTAGACCATGTAACTAAAGTATTAGTATTAAAAGCAGTAGTAGAACAATTAAAATAAAATAAATGAGTGATCGAGAAATAATGGATGGTAAAAAATATGAGATGGGTAATATTGAAAATTCACCATTTAAAAAAACAAGACGTTCTAAGAAAAAGAAAAAACAACAACTCCCAGATGCTAGAAAACATCAAATTGTAGGTTTTGTAAAATCTATAGTAAGGATTGCCGGATATATCCTTATTCCTTTTAATTTGGAGTCTGCGGTAATTCTTCTTATATTGAGCGAAATAGTAGTTAGAATTTTTCTTCCAGAATTAGTATAAATTATAAAATAAATAAAATATGAATAAATTAATTTACATATCGAGTACATGGTGTCAACCCTGTAAAACATTCTCACCCATAATGGATAAAGTATCATCCTCAGGTATTCCAGTACAAAAATTAGACGCTGATAAAGATCAGAATGCTTTAATGCAGTATGGTGTGAGGAGTATCCCAACAGTAGTTAAAGTAGATGCAAATGGGAATATGGTCGATAAATTTACAGGAGTAAAACAATTTCAAGAAATAATTAATTTTTATAATAATTAAAATGGGAAAATTTCAATCGAGTAAAGTATTTGACGGATTCTCAACAGTATTTCGTCAGTGGAAAGCAGAAGATACTCATTGTAGGTTTCTACATGGTTATGGTATATCTTTTAAAGTATATTTTGAAGGTGAATTAGATGATAGAAATTGGGTTTGGGATTTTGGAGGCATGAAAAGAGCTAAGACATTAATTGATGGTAAACAACCTAAAGAGTGGATGGATTTTATGTTTGATCATACTCTCATTGTAGCTGAAGATGATCCTGGAATGGGTGGTTGGAATACGATGAATGATTTAGGTGTAATCCAACTAAGAATTATTGAAGCTACTGGTGCCGAAAAATTCGCTGAATTTATTTTTAACAAATTAAATCCATTCGTACTAGAAGAAACTGATGGTAGGGTTAGAGTTACTAAAGTTAAATTCATGGAACACGGAAAAAATGCTGCATATTACGGTGAATAACCACTTAAAAAATTATAAAAATGGAAAAGTTAAAAAGGGTAGAAGATTACGATAAAACTTTACCCATTGTAGAGATTTATACAGCTGTACAATCAGAGGGAAGCCGAGCTGGTTATCCAACAGTGGTAATTAGAACTACAGGGTGTACCCACAGGTGTCATTTTGGTGAAGGAGGTTGGTGTGATTCCTTTTATACCTCAATTCACCCCGAAAAAGGCACATTTAGTTTTAATGACATAATTGAAGCATATAAGAAAAATCCTCATATAAAAGAGATGATGTTAACTGGAGGTTCTCCAACTATGCATCCAGCTTTAGTAAATGAATTAACACATTTTGCTCATGAAAACGATATTTTCATTACTATTGAAACTGAAGGCTCGCATTTTCTACGCACTGATTATCCGATTAATTTATTATCGATTTCTCCTAAATTCTCGAATTCAATCCCTGCTGTTGGGGTAAAAACACCCCAAGGTGGAATCACTGATGAGAGAATGATAAATAAACATAATAAGCTTAGGCTTAATTATGGAGCAATAAAACGATCTATTGAATATCACTTAGACTACCACATAAAACCAGTATGGGATGGTAAAGATGAGGGTGCATTAGCTGAGATTATAGAATGTATTTCTATATTAGACGTTCCTCAAGATAAAGTATGGTTTATGCCCGCTGGGGATTCAAGAGAATCATTATTTAAATCATACCCTCTAGTATTTGATTGGGTTAGAGATAATGGTTATAGAATGACTTGGCGCCCACATATTATAGCCTTTGAAGACGCGAGAGAGGTATGATAACGTTTAAAGAAAATAAATAATTATGGAAAACGTAGCAAAAGAAATAGTTGCAGGTATTAATAAAACAACTAATGATTATGATGCCGCCGAAGAAGTAGATAGGATATTAAAGAAATATTTAGTTAAGAGAAAATCCCAAAAATATGAAAGAACTAATAAATCAGAAATCAATAGAAATTCAAACCAAGATAATAGCTAATCAAATTACAGCGAAACATAAGGATGATAAAACATCTATTGTTATGGTTGGTTTACTTAATGGTTGTTTTGCGTTTTACAGCGATTTAGTTCGAGCTATGCCAATTGATGTGGAATGTGATTTTATGCGCGTTAAATCGTATATAAATCGCAAACAAGGTGATATAAAAATCACTAAAGACTTAGAGACACCTATCAAAGGTAAGCATGTTTACATCGTAGATGATATCTACGATACAGGTAATACAATGAAAGCCGTAATTGAATATTTAGAAGTTAAAAACCCATCATCAATATCGATAGCAACTTTAATTACAAGAGAAACTAGTCCTATTCCTACCCAACCCTTATTTAATGCTTTTACTATTAAAGATGAATGGGTGATCGGATTTGGAATGAATAATGATAAAGGATATTGCAGAAATTTACCTTCAATTTGGGCTCTGTAAATAATGTTCGTATATTATAGTATAAATAAAAAAGTTATAAATGGAAAATAAACGTAGAAAAATCCACGAGGAGTTAGAAGTGGTGCAAACAGGTTTTGCTAATGGGGTTGCTGAGGGTTTTCCTCTAAGTGATGATGCAAAACAAGAAATGATTAATGAAGCAACTATCGCTTATGGTAAATTTTTAGATGCACTAAAGTGTGATTGGAGGAATGATCCAAATTCTATGGAAACACCAAAAAGAGTTTCAAAAGCTTATGTAAATGATTTATGGTCAGGTAGATATACAGCAATGTCTCCAATAACTTCATTCCCATCTGATGGTTATGATGGTATTATTATTGAACGTAATATACCTTTAACTAGTATGTGTAGTCACCACCACCAAACAATTAGTGGTGTAGTTCATATTGGATACATTGCCGGAGAAGAAGGTCAAGTAATTGGTTTATCTAAATTGAATAGGATTGTAGAATTATTTGGTAGAAGAGGAGCAATACAAGAACAATTAACATCAGCTATCCATGGAGCTACAGATAAAATTACTGAAGATAATTTAGGTGTAATTGTAACAATTGTAGCAGGTCATTCATGTGTAAGTTGTAGAGGTGTTAAACATTCGGGTGCTTCAATGGTTACAACAAAAGCCTCAGGAGTATTTAGAGAAAATGGTAATAATGCTCGTAAGGAGTTTTTTGACAGTTTAAAAATTAATAACGGAGGACATCAAATATAAAATAAATAATAGTTATGGAGAAAAATAAAAGTAATGTACAATTTATTGATGAAGTTGAGGAGTTTAATGCTACTATGGGTAAGCCAAATAACTACTCTCCTACAATTCCCGAAAAAAAAGAATGGCAATTTGTTTATGATTTTGTTCTCGAAGAACTCGAAGAGTATAAAGCAGCCTGTGAGGCAGGTGATATTGTTGAGGTTCTTGATGCTTTATGTGACATTGCCTACGTTTCATTTGGTAACGGCTCTATGTTACATGGTCTTAAGGATAAAATACGGCCAGCATATCAAGAAGTACAAGCGTCGAATATGTCAAAGGCTTGTATTAACGAAGAAGATGCACAAGCGACCGTTGAAAGACGTTCCGCTGAGCAAAAGACACCATGTCACTATGAGAAGGTTGGAGAATATTTTATTGTCTATAGAACGTCGGATCGTAAAGTGATGAAAAACATTAATTATTTTAGACCAGATTTGAAACAATTTTTTACTGAAGATGAGATAAAGAATGCATCTTTAAAAGATTAATATAAAAAAATAAAAGTTATGAGTTTCAAGAAATGTTTTGCTAAAAGATTAGGGGGGAATGATTATCTCATACACCTATGGACTGATGAGGGTGGTTATGAGAAGGTAGAATGGACTAACCAAGCCTATACTGAATGTGGGGAAGCTGATGCTTCCCACCTTGGTTTGAATGGTGAACCTTTACGTAAAGTTAGAAATTGGAATAGAGAAGATCCAAAACTCCACTTCCATGATATGACCCCATATCAAAAATTCCTAGTTGAAAAATATGGAGTTAATGATGAACCATCTACAACTCAAAGGGAAATATTTTTCGATATTGAGATTGAAATGGGGGGAGCTCTTACCGAAGAATATATAAAATCAGCACCTAAGAAGGTTACATCAATTGCTTGGTATGATAAACAAGTTGATTTGTGGGGCATCTTAATATTAGATGCTAAGGATAATTTAAAACATACAAAAACTAAAAATCGGGAAATAATCCCATGTCGTACTGAAGATGAACTATTAATGAAGTTTATTGAGAAGTTTAGAGAAATGGATCCTGACATAATTGTAGGATGGAATAGTGATTATTTTGATATTCCCTATTTATATTATAGAATGTGTAATGTTTTAGGACAAGATATTGCCCGTTATTTATCCCCAATTGGTTATGTTAGAGAAACTCCTTGGTATAAGGATCAATTCATACAAATAGCAGGTGTAGAATCACTTGATTATATGCGTTTACATAAGAAATTTAGTTGGGCGGATGAACCATCATTTAAGTTAGATGCTATTGGTGAAAAATATGCTGGGTTAAATAAAATTGAATACGATGGAAATTTAGATGATTTATTTGAAGAAGATCCATTAAAATTTATTCAATACAACTTTAGAGATGTTGAAATACTTAAAGTATTAGATGAAAAGTTAGAATATTTATCCCTAGTTAAAAATTTAGCACATAAAGGTAAACATAATTATAGTGAGGTTTATGCTAATACCAAAACACAAGATGGCGCTATTTCAGCTTATCTATTGAGTAAAGGTATTGTTCCACCTGCTAAAGAACGCAACCCATTATCTAAGAAAAACTATGCTGGTGGATATTTATTTTGCCCTAAAGCAGGTATTTACAATTATATGTTTGATGAAGATTTAACTTCACTATACCCTTCAATTATTATGACTATTAATATTGGTAAGGAAACAATGATTGGGAGAATAATTGATGCTGATGATAGAAATAATCGTTTAGGATTAAATGATTTAAAAAAGAGAGATCCTGAGGAAGAATTAATGGTTGAAAATGCCAAACGTAGACGTACTAAAGTACCAGTATCTAAACTGGTTAGGATGATTGAAGAAAATAAACTCTCAGTCTCGGCAAATGGTGTTTTATTTTCAACAGATAATGAATCAGTATTAAGTACTATTCTAAAAAAATGGTTTGATGAACGTGTTTTATATAAAAATAAAATGAAAGAAGCATATCAAGCTGGTAATAATGAATTAGGTGCAAGTTTTCATATGAAACAATATACGATGAAAATTTTACTTAACAGTTTATATGGAGCTACAGCATTAGGTAGTTTTAGATATGGTAATGTAATACTATCAGAAGCAATTACATTGTCAGGTCAAAGAATCATTCAAGAATCAGCTTTAACAGCAAATAGACACATGAATAAAGTAATTCGCAAACAAATATAACTATGAAACATTTACAAGACGTACCATGGTGGATATGTGATCCCGAAGATATTAATTATGTAGCATACTCAGATACGGATTCTATCTATATCCATGCCGAACCATTACTTAAATTTCTATATCCTGACTTTGATGATATGCCTAGTGAGAAGAAAGATGATTTATTAGAAGAAGAAGCAATAAAATATCAACATATTATAACAGATTCATATAGTGATTTAGCTAGGGATTGTTTTAATGCTAAGGGAGAACATAGACTAGAAATGAAAACAGAATGTGTTATCAGATCAGCATATTTTAGAGCTACTAGGCGTTATGCCCAATGGATTACTAAACAAGAAGGTATGACAAAGGAATCACTTGACGTTAAAGGACTAGAGTTTAAAAAAGCAAATTTCCCACCAGTGTTAGGTAAATTTTTTCATAAAATCCTCATTGATGTGTTAAAAGGCACAACACAACCAGAGATTGATGCTCGTGTCAAAGCATTTAGACAGCAAATATTAGACGGCACTATACCGCTAACTGAGTTAGGAAATCCCACATCAGTGAAAACATTAAATAAGTATACTGAACGTAAGGCACGTGCTGGGGAAATGATGACTACTGTTGCTAAAGGTGCACCAGCTGCTGTAAGAGCAGTTATTAGACATAATGATTTACTAAGATTTTGGGGGTTAAATGGTAAACATAGTACTATTACTCAAGGTGATAAGGTTAAGTGGATTTATTTAAAATCAAACCCATATCACATTGATGCCGTTGCCTTTTTAGACTATGATATTGCAGATAAGGTTCGTACATTCATCGAAGAATATGCCGACCGTAGGAAAATTTTTGAATCAATATTACTTAATAAAGTCGAGGGGTTTTATGGAGATTTACAATGGTCACTTAACCTCAACCCATATCGCGAAATGTTTTTTAACTTATAATAAAAAAGAAAATGATAAATAAACTACTCATCCAAAGCATAATTAATAAATATTATCTAGGATTAACCGAATCTGTTAAATGGTCAATTAATGACAAAAAATTAAATATTGATTTTATGACTCCTAATAAGGATGTTATAGGGAGTGTTTCATGTGAAAATTTTGATTTAGAAGATAGTAAATTAGCTATTTATGATACTAAAAAACTTCAAAGTTTAATTAGTATCTGTAGTGGAGATTTACTTCTAGAATTAACCAAGAATAACGCCTTAAATACGAAACTACGAATATCAGATTTAAATTTTAACCTAACATATGCTTTATCAGATCCATTGTTAATTGGTAAAGTTGGTACTGTAAATGATGCTGAGTGGGTTGTAGAATTAAATTTAGAAGATGATGATGTAACTAACTTGATTAAAGCAAAGAGTGCATTAGCCTTAGTAGATAATATGATAGTAACTACTTCAACAAATCTGGATAATGAGGATGTTATTGAATTTGTATTTGGCGATGAATCAGGCCATAATAATAAGATTACATATCAAATGTCAGGAATTATCAAAGAACAAAATATGAAACTTCCATTTAACTCCGATATGTTAAAAACTATACTACAAGCCAATAAAGATATGGAAGGTGGAAAATTATATTTAAGCTCAATGGGACTTATGAAATTAGAATTTTCACACGAAGGAATTAAAAGTGAGTACTTTATGGTGAGAAGAACCGAAACCAACTTTTAAGAACAAGTTAAAAATAACTTGGTTTTCCAATCAATAATTCGTATATTCACGTATATAAAAACAATAAAAAATATGAGCAACACTATTATTAAAGATCCTGCGATGGAACCGTACCACCTCAACAAAGATCAGTATTGTTATACTGTAGTGGAGACAATTACACCCGACAAGAAAAACCTAGGTAGGTTTGGGAATAAGGGTAATAAAAATGAGGGAAAGAATTATGAAAAAAATCTATCCCACCATAGTACACTAGGCTCAGCCTTAGGTAAAATTGCAAAGATGCGATTAGATGATAAACAGGATTATAATTCTATTAGGGATTACCTAAATGAATTTGAAATACAAAAAGAAGAAATGAGAGAATTATTAACAAAAATAGGAATATAGTATGAAATTAAAAGCAATGTTCGATGCGGTTATCGTAAAAGCGTTAAAAGAAGAGGAAACGATGTATGGAAACATAATTGTTCCTGATTTGGGTAAAGATAAAAATGAACATGGTGAGGTAGTATCAGTAGGACCTGGTAAATACTCAGTTACAGGAGATCATTTTTTAAAAACCCAAATTAAAATCGGTGATGTAGTAGTTTTACCAACAATGGGATTTACAAAATTAGAACATGATGGTGAGGAATATTTCGTAGGGCCAGAACAGCAAATACTTGCACAAATAGAAAAATAATTAAAAATTAATATGAAAAAAGAAATTAAATTCGGGGCAGAGGCCAGAAAAGAACTAATGGAAGGAATTGATACCCTTGCAGATGCCGTAGTAAGTACATTAGGACCTAACGGTAGAAACGTATTAATTGATCATTCACCAGCACCACCACAATCAACAAAAGATGGTGTTACTGTAGCTAAAAATGTAACAGTTGATGGTCATATTAAGAATTTAGGAGTACAAGTAGTTAAAGCTGCTGCTACAAAAACAGCAGATAAAGCAGGTGATGGTACAACAACATCAACATTATTAGCTCGTGAAATGATTAAAGCAGGTCTATCACACCTTAATAATGGTGCTAATGCAACTGAAGTTAGACGTAGTATTGACCAAGCTGTTAAAGAAGTAATAGGTGTTCTTCAGGAAAATTCTGAAGATATTTCATCTGAAGATCAATTAGAACAAGTTGCAACTATATCTGCAAATAATGATCCTGAAGTTGGGAAATTAATTGCAACCGCAATAGAGAAGGTAGGTAGAGATGGTGTAGTTCACATAGAAGAAAGTAAATCTGGTGATACTTACCTTGAAACTGTAGAAGGTATGCAATTTAATCGTGGTTATAAATCACATTTTTTTGTTACTGATAACAATTCAATGTCTTGTAAGTTAGATGATGTTTATGTTTTAATCGCAAACCATAGTTTTACTCAAGTTAAAGAATTACTTCCAATCTTAGAACAAGTATCGGCAACTGATAAGTCATTACTAATTATTGCTGAAGATATTGAAAACGAAGCATTAGCAACCTTAATTGTAAATAAAGCAAGAGGTACTTTAAAAGTAGCAGCTGTAAAAGCACCAGATTTCGGAGATCGTAGAAAACTTATCCTAGATGATATTGCAGCTGTAACAGGTGGGGTAGTATTTGATAAAGATAAAGGTATGAAACTTGATAAATTTAGTTGGGATTGGTTCGGACAAGCTCGTGCTGTTACAATTACTAAAGAAGAAACTACAATTGTAGATGGTAGTGGTACTGAAGAAGCTATTGAATTACGAGTATCTGAATTACAAAACCAAATTGAAGAATCTAAAACTCCATTTGAAACAGAACAATTACAAAACCGTTTAGCTAAAATGGTAGGTGGTGTTTCTATAATCCACGTAGGTGGTTATAATGAAACTGAAATGAGAGAGAAAAAAGATAGAGTTGATGATGCTTTACATGCTACAAAAGCAGCACTAGAAGAAGGTATTGTACCTGGAGGTGGAGCTGCATTATTGGCAGCACGTAAAGGAATAACATTAGATAGTATAGGTGCAAATATTGTGTATAAAGCTTGTGGTAAACCATTCGAACAAATTTTAGTTAATGCTGGTAAAACATCAGTTGAAGCCCAAATGATTGGTCATGGTTTTGATATATCAAATTCATGGTTAGGTTATAATATTAAAACTGAAGAAGTTGTTGATATGAAAGAAGCAGGTATATGTGATCCAGCTAAAGTAACACGTACAGCATTAGAAAATGCAGCTTCGGTTGCTGGAACATTACTTTTAACAGAGTGTGTCTTAGTTCCTCACCCAGATGAAGAAGATGAACCACAACAAGGAATGTATTAATTATGGTGAAACAAATTATAGAACATAATGAGTTAATAGCAGTTAGAATTCCCCCAGGCGACAAATGGTCGCTTGTGGGGGATCCTAAAAAGGAAATATTTCCAACATTAACAGATACTTTAGAAGCTTTTCTTCAACAAACCAACTTTAAGGGATCTTATAGATTAGATCCTATGGATAGTAAATTATATGCTATACAATCCCATGAGGAAGAAGTAGTGGTTGAAGAGGTTAAGCAATTTGGTTTATATGGAGAATTAGAGTTTAAACAAGGTAAATAAAATTAGGATAAGCAATAAAAAATTCGTATATTCAAGTCATGATAAATAAAGAACACACACTTTTAGTTGAGAAATACCGTCCATCAACACTTGAAAATTATGTTGGTAATGAACATATTAAGAAAACTATATCACAATATCTTACCCAAAATGACATCCAGAATTTTATATTCCAAGGACCAGCAGGTACAGGTAAAACTACATTGGCAAAAATTATTGTTAAAAATCTAGATTGTGAGTATATTTACATTAATGCTTCGGATGAAAGGGGAATAGAAACTATAAGAGACAAAGTATCAGGTTTTGCTAGCACAATGTCATTTAAACCTTTAAAGGTAATTATTTTAGATGAAGCTGATTTCTTAACTATCCAAGCGCAAGCATCATTACGTAATATTATCGAAACATTTTCAAAAACTACACGTTTTATTATGACGTGTAATTTTGTAGAGCGTATCATTGATCCATTACAATCACGTTGTCAAGTACTAAAAATAGTACCCCCAACAAAGAAGGATGTTGCTGAACACATTGCTTGGGTTTTAGGTGAAGAAAAAACTGAATTTGATTTAGGAGATATAGTAACAATTGTAAACCAATTCTATCCGGATTTACGTAAATGTCTGAATACAATTCAATTATCAACACAAAATAATAAGCTTGTAATTGATAAAACCGTACTAGTATCATCTAATTATATGATTCAAGTAGTTAAAGAATTATCAAAATCAAAACCAAAGTGGAAGGAAATACGACAGATAGTAGCAAATTCAAACGTTCAGGATTACGAAGAAATGTATCGTTTCTTATTTGATAAAGCCTCTAGTTATGCCGAAGGTAATGAAGGTATGGTTGCAATCCATCTAAATGATTATAGCTACCAAGCAAATTTTAGAATCGATAAAGAAATAAATTTTATGGGTCTAATAGCAAAATTAATAGAATTAAAATAAAAATAAAAATAAACATATGTCAGAAGAGAAAAAAATGAATCTCAATGTAGATTTAAAGAGTACAACAGCAATAGAAACACCAGATGGTGGTCAAGTATTTAATCAAGGAGTATTACTTCGAAAAGTATCTAAATTTGTAGTAGGAGCTGATGAAGATGCAGTAATGCCAATTCCAGTATTTTACGATCCAATATCAGGTAAGATATTATCAAGTACTATCCCATTGGAGCTTAGAGAAGAATATAAAGAATATTCTATTTAATGTCCCAAATCGAGATAAAAAATATATTTGGTTTTTTGGAGGAGATAACCGTAAGGAAGTCTCCTCCTGAAAATTTCTCACAGGCTTCATGGGAGAAGTGGAATTCTTATATGGTTCATAAATGGTTAAGTATGAATGAGGACTATATTGATATAGTAAACTATGTTCAAAAAACCAACCCACAAAGTAAAAAACAAATATATTCAATATACCGAGAAATGATTCCTAGAAAGAAAACATGGTCTAAATATATTAAAAATGAAAATAAAAACACATATCAAGAGTTAGAGGAATATGTGTCAAAATATTATGAGTGTTCTATTAGTGAAGCTAATAGTTACATAAATATTCTAGGTAAAAATGTTAAATACATCTTAGAAGGAATGGGAATTGATGAAAAAGAAAGTAAAAAAATAATTAAAAAAGCGAAATTATGAGTCGATTAAGAGATATGCTTTACACATCAGCCATTGCTGATAAAGCAAAATCATTATTAACCTTAGAATTACTAGAAGTAAATCCAGCAGGTATAGGTGATCATTCCACAGATGATTTTTATAAAAACGCCGAAGAAGCACTTGCTATGTTAGCTGATGCTGATGAGAGGTTAGAAACAATAGAAAAATATTTAATTGTAAAAGAAGTTATATAATGTCAATAAAGGAAAGAAAAATATCTAACTCAACACCCAATGAAAAAGTTGGATCCCCAGTTAATGATTTCGAAAAAACATACCCTGAACTAGCTGAAGAATTTAGTAAAATTCAAGTAGAACAGTATGAGTTATTTGCTGGTAAAATGATGGATTATGGTTTAGGTAATATTGCTTTAGGATCTAATCTTACAGAAAAAGAAGATGTGCAACTCTCGTTAACAGGTATTTGGTTACGTTGTAATGACAAAATTAACCGCTTGAAAAATATGCTAAAACGAGATGGTCACAGTTATGTTAATGATGAACCCATGATCGATAGTTTTATCGACATATCTAACTACGGCATTATAGCCCAGCTAGTTATGAGGGGTAAATGGAAAAAATAAAAGTTTTGGCTAAAAAAAATAAAATACCACAAATAGTAAAGGATATAAGAGCATACGAACCGGAGGCAATTAATTATGCCTACCAAAAAAATATATCTTTCTCCCAATTATCAATGTACAGAAGTTGCCCTCATAAGTGGGCTTTGCAGTATAAAGATGGGAATAAATTATTCTCATCCACTATACACACTGTATTTGGTACTGCGCTACACCACGTTATTCAACATTATTTAGACGTGATGTATGATCAAAGTGCTGCTGCTGCTGATAGAGAAGATACGGTTGAAATGTTTGAAGATGCTTTAAGGGAAGAATATAAAATCCAATATAAGAAAAATAACAACTCACACTTCAGTTCATCTGAGGAATTGAGGGAATTTTTTGAAGATGGGGTTAAAATAATCAAAACCTTTAAAGCTAAAAGGAATGGGTACTTTACCAAGAAGGGTTGGCATTTGGTAGGATGTGAAGTTCCAGTTGCAGTAACACCTAATAAACGTTTCAGTAATCTCATATATATGGGTTATTTAGATGTAGTGATGTACCATGAACCAACCAATACCTTCAAAATTATAGATATCAAAACATCAACTCGTGGGTGGAATGATAAAGTTAAAAAGGATGAAGATAAACAATTTCAATTAATCCTTTACAAGCAATTCTTTGCTAATCAGTTCAATATTCCCCTGGAAAACATCAGTATTGAGTTTTTCATTGTAAAACGTAAAGTCTATGAACACCCTGACTATACAATACCTAGAATTCAAACCTTTACACCTCCCTCTGGAAAGATAAAATTAAATAAAGCCAATAAAGCTTTAGATGAATTTATAACGGACGCATTTGATAGGGATGGGTATAAAGATAAACAATATAATCCAACACCTTCAAAATGGGATTGTACTTTCTGCAGTTTCCGTGATATCCCTAAATTGTGTTCACAAGCTCATAAATAGATTGATAAAATAAAAATAATTTAATTAAAATTAAAAATAATGAATTCAAAAAATCAAACACTAACCAGTGTCAAAGTACGAGAAGATTTATTCCAATTATTCCGTGTTGAATGTGTTAAAAGAAAATTCTCATTCCAAAAGTTATCAGATAGAGCAATCCATCTATTTCTAACCGATGAGGAGTTTAGAAAAAAAATTACTAACCACACAAACTTGGATTTCGACGAAATTTAAATTATATTGATAATATGAAAGAAGGATATATAAAAAAAGAAGATAGGAAGAAAATCCTCCTCCTAACAGATGACATTCGTGTCCATTCAGGAGTTGCACAAATTGGTAGAGAGATGGTTATACATACCTCCCATCGTTATAATTGGGTTCAATTAGCCGGTGCTGTTGAACATCCTGAAAAAGGGAAGAGAATTGATATTTCTGAAGATAACAATAAACAATCTGGTATTGATGATTCATCTGTAATTCTATATCCTACAGATGGGTATGGTGATCCTGATATTTTGAGAAGCATAATTGAATTAGAAAAACCCGATGCTATTTTCTTAATTACAGATCCAAGATATTTTACATGGCTTTTCCAAATGGAAAATCAAATTCGTAAACATATACCTATCATCTACCTAAATATTTGGGATAGTATGCCAGCACCTATGTATAATAAAGAATTTTACGAATCTTGTGATGCATTATTTGGTATTTCTAAACAAACAGTAGGTATTAATCAAATTGTTTTAGGTGAAAAGGGAAAGAATAAAATTATTAAATATGTTCCTCATGGTTTAAATAATAAAATGTTTAAACCTGTTGATAAATCAAACAAGGATTTAAAGGATTTTAAAAAATATTTATCAAAAGGTAAGGAATATAATTTCACCTTATTATTCAACTCCAGAAATATTAGACGTAAATCTATACCTGATACTATCCTAGCTTGGAAGTTATTTTTAGAAAAACTCCCAAAAGAAGAATCAGATAAGTGTTTATTTGTTCTCCACACTGAGCCTGTAAGTAATCATGGAACTGATTTAGGAGCAGTTATAGAATTTCTATTCCCTGAAGAGAATTCAAATATAGTAATTTCCAACGAAAAATTATCCACAAGTCAAATGAATTTGATGTATAATATTGCCGATGGTGTTATTTTAATGTCATCAGCTGAAGGTTGGGGATTATCATTAACTGAATCATTATTAACTGGTACTCCTATTATAGCAAACACTACAGGGGGAATGCAGGATCAGATGAGATTTGAGGATGGTAATGGTGATTGGATTAATTTCACTAAAGATTTTCCATCAAATCATAGGGGTACTTATAATAAACATGGGAAATGGGCATTACCAATATATCCCACTAATCTATCAATTGTAGGTTCACCACAAACACCATATATCTATGATGATAAGGCATCTTTCGAAGATGCATCTGATAGAATAATGGAACTTTATAAGATGGGGGATGAAAAAAGAAAAGAAATAGGTCAAGAAGGTATGGAGTGGGCATTAGGAGATGAAGCAGGTTTTACATCTGAGAAAATGTCAAATCGTATCATTGAAGGAATTGACGAACTACTTGATACTTGGACACCTAGAGAAAAATTTGAATTCTTAAAAGATACAGATTATGAGAAAAAAGTTTTAAAACATAAAATAATTTACTAAATGAAGAATACATTTTATATAAGTTGCCCAATAGACACATATTCAGGATATGGGGCGCGAGCAAGAGATTTTGTAAAAGCTATAATTAAGAGTGATAAATATGATGTAAAAATCATACCTCAAAGATGGGGAAGTACTCCATATGGTTTTATCAAAGACCATAATAAAGATTGGGGATTTTTAACACCCCACCTACTCCATCTTAAAGATGGTAAATTACCAAACCAACCAGATGTGTGGTGTCAGGTTACAATCCCTAACGAATTTCAAAAAATTGGGAAGTATAATATAGGATTAACTGCCGGAATTGAAACAACAGCCTGTGCTGCTCCATGGATCGAGGGATGTAATAGGATGGATTTAATCCTAACATCATCAAATCACTCAAAAGGTGTATTTGAAAATACAAGTTATGTAGCCCGAGATAAAAATGGTAATGAGTTTCCACTTAAATTAGAAACCCCTTGTGAGGTACTTATTGAGGGAGCTGATTTAGATGTTTATAAACCACTTAAAACACCCTTGACCAATGTTTCTTTATTTAAAAGCATTGACTCAATTCCTGAAAATTTTGCTTATTTATATGTTGGGCATTGGATGACTGGTCAAATCGGTGAAGATAGAAAAAATGTTGGTTTATTGATAAAAGCATTTTACGAATTATTTAAAAATAAAAAAGGTAAAAAACCAGCATTGATTTTAAAAACAAGTGGAGGTGGTGCTAGTTATATGGATAGGAATGAAATTCAAAAACGCATAAATTCAATCAGAGAAACTGTTCCGTCTGGAGATTTACCTAATGTTTACTTACTCCACGGTGAATTTTCTAATGAGGAGATAAATGAATTATATAACCATCCTAAAGTTAAAGCTATGGTTAGTTTAACTAAGGGTGAGGGATTTGGTCGCCCACTATTAGAATTTAGTTTAACAAACAAACCTATCATAACAACAGGTTGGTCAGGTCAAGTTGATTTCTTAAAACCGGCATTTACGGGTTTATTAGGGGGTAAGTTAACCAAAGTCCACCCATCAGTTCAACAAAAAGATATGTTGATTGAGGGTTCTGAGTGGTTTAGTGTTGACCATAACCATATAGGCCACTTTCTTACAGATGTATTTAAAAATTATAAAGATTGGAAGGTAAAAGGTAAACGCCAAGGACACTATAGTAGAACAAATTTCAGTTTTGAAAAAATGGAAAAACAATTAGACGACCTATTAATAAAATACATTCCTGTAATATCAACCAAAGTAGAATTAAAACTACCGCTTTTAAGTGGTAAAAAAATGAATTTACCAAATCTTAAAAAAATATAATGGAAAAAATAATAAATTGTGATAGATGTGATGGTGATTGTTGCTATGTCCAAGAAGTAAATGATGAAATTAAAAACTACCAATGTATGGGGTGTGGTTTCATTACTAACTCGCTAATGAAGAAAGATTCCCAATTTTTAGAAGAACAAATGGAAATCCTCCCAAACCTATATAAAGAATTAATGGGTGAAGATAAGGAGGGTAAAATTTGGATGCCTACAACAATTAACTTACCTTCACAGGGTATGATATTTGCTAATGGTACTAGTATCGATAACTGGAATTGGGGGGCTGTAAAATCAATCCCCGTAAAAGAAGAAGAAAAAGAAAAATATCCAATTCCCGGTAAAGATGGGGAGTTTTATAAAAAACGAATGGATATGGATACTATAAAAGAATTTAATGAGGGGGATTTTGTTGATGCTCTAGAATACATTGGAATGTTTAATAATGGTGAAGATGAAGATTAGTTACGCTATAACAGTATGTAATGAGTTTGTAGAAATACAAAAACTCATACCATTTCTTTTAAAAAACAAAAGACATGAGGATGAAATCGTAGTTCTATACGATTCAAAAAATGGTTCTAAATCAGTAGAAACATTCCTAAGAGCAAAATCAATTAATGGTGAATTTGCATGGCATGGTAAAGAATTCAATAACCATTTTGCAGATTGGAAAAATTATTTAACATCATTATGTGGTGGGGATTATATATTTCAAATTGATGCCGATGAAATTCCTAACAAAATATTAATTCACCATCTACCTGAAGTATTAGAATTAAATCCAGATACTGAAGTTTATCGGGTGCCTAGAGTTAATACCGTGAGTGGATTGGAGAAAGAACACATTGATAAGTGGGGATGGATAGTAAGCGATGATAGAAAGGTAAATTGGCCAGATCCACAGTGGAGGATTTATAAAAATGATCCTAAAATCAGATGGGAAAATAAAGTCCATGAAGTATTAGAGGGTTATACTACTAAAGCAGATTTACCTTATCTTGAAGAGTGGGCTTTATATCACCCAAAAACAATAGAAAGACAAGTCAAACAAAATAATTATTATAACACACTATAATGGAAAATAAAAAAACAATATTAATCACAGGTGTAGCAGGTTTACTAGGTAGTAGATTGGCAGATTGGATTATTACTAATAAGCCAGAATATAAAGTAGTAGGTATTGATGATTTAAGTGGAGGGTTTATAGAAAATATTCACCCCAAAGTAATTTTCCACCAATTAAATCTAGTAGATGGTGCGATTGATAACGTATTTAATGCGCATAAAATCGATTATGTTTACCATTTCGCAGCCTATGCTGCAGAAGGTTTATCACCGTTTATACGCGCGTATAACTACGATAATAATTTAAAATCAACAGCCCGTGTAGTTAATGAGTGTATAAAGCATGATATTAAGCGATTAGTATTTACATCAACTTTAGCAGTATATGGACATGGTGAAGGTGGTATATTTCATGAAGATCAACAACCATCACCTATAGATCCATATGGAGTAGCAAAATATGCTTGTGAAATGGATATTAAAATAGCTGGTGAACAACATGGTTTGGATTATTGTATAATCAGACCTCATAATGTGTATGGTGTTAAACAAAATATTTGGGATAAATATCGGAATGTATTAGGTATTTGGATGTTCCAACATCTAAATAATGAACCTATGACAATTTTTGGAGATGGTGAACAAACAAGATCATTCAGCTTTATTGATGACTCAATTGAACCCCTATTTAATGCATCAGTAAGACCTGAAGCTAGTAAAGAAACAATTAATTTGGGGGGTATTGAAGAAATATCTATAAATGAAGTTAGTAAGGTTTTATGTAAAGTCATAGGTGAAGATGTTGACATGGTGTATTTAGAAGGTAGACATGAGGTAAAACATTCAATTCCTACATATCAAAAATCAATTGATATTTTAGGATTTGAGTATAAAACATCGATGCATGAAGGTTTAACCCAAATGTGGGAGTGGGCTAAAACCCAACCTATGAGAGATAGATTTGTTTGGGATAAGTATGAATTAGATAAGGGGATATATAGCTTTTGGAAAACAAATTAAAAAATAAAAAGAAAAAATTATGAAAAATGTTTATGATGTTACTAATGAGTTTGAAAGAAAGTTAGGAGAATATACAGGTGCGCCTTACGTAGTTTGTGTTGATAATGCTAGTAATGCTTTATTTCTAAGTTTAATGTACGAAAAGGTAAGTGGGTTAGAGATTGAATTACCTAATAGAACATACCCCTCAGTACCTTGTGAGGTAATTCATGCTGGTGCTAAAATTAAATGGAGGAAAGTTAAGGGTAAAACAATTAAGGGTGCCTACAATTTAGGTGGTACTAAAGTTTGGGATGCCGCATTATCATTTACAACTGATATGTACAAATCTAACACCCATATGTGTTTATCATTTACAGGTCCTTACAAACATTTTAAACTATCAAAAGGTGGAGCTATACTAACTGATGATCACGACGCATATATGTGGTTTAAACGTGCTAGATACAGTGGTAGACGTGAATGTTCGTACCATGATGACAACTTTGATATGTTAGGGTGGAACTTTTATATGATGCCCGAAATAGCAACTAGAGGATTATTACTTATGGGTCAGTTTTGGAATGGGGAACAACCCATTGTGAATGAAGATAAAGAAATGCCATACCCAGATTTATCAAAATACCCAATTTTTAACCAATAGTATGGAGAAGAAAGTAGCAATAATGCAACCATACTTCCTACCTTATATAGGATATTTTCACTTAATAAAATCAGTAGATGAGTTTGTTATTTATGATAATATCCAATATACTAAGAAAGGATGGATTAATAGAAATAGAATTTTAGTAAATGGTAACGATAAAATTTTTACTTTACCTATTAAAAAAGACTCTGATTATTTAGATGTGAAGTGCAGGTTTTTAGCTGATAGTTGGGAACAAGATAGAAAAAAATTATTAAATATGATTAAATCATCTTATTCAAAATCACCATACTTTGATAAGATTTTCCCAATTATCCAAGATTGTATGCTCACCCCAGAAACCAATCTATTTAAGTTTATACTTGATAGTTTAACTTTATTAAATTCATATTTAGATATTAATACTAAGATAACAACATCATCAACATTGGATATTGACCATTCATTAAAATCACAATCCAAAGTTATAGCTATATGTAAAAATCTTAATGCTAGTACTTATGTAAATGCCATAGGTGGTCAAGAATTATACAGTGTTGAAGATTTCAAAAATAAAGGGTTAGATTTGAAATTTATTAAATCTCCACCTTTAAATTATAAACAACATAACAGTGAATTTGTTCCTTGGCTTTCGATATTGGATGTTTTAATGTTCAATAAAAGACAGGATATAATTGACTATATAAATAAATATACTTTAGTATGAGATGGGAAAAATTAGGACAAATATTTAACCCAACTACTTGGGTTGATGGGATTAAGAGAGATTGGATGAAAACCCATTCGCAGTCCGTTAGTACTCTAATAAAAGATGACTGTGTGAGGGTTTATTTCTCATGTAGACCTGATAGAGAATTGGATGGTAATATGACTTCAAATACCACATGGTTAGAATTAGATATAAACGACTTAACCAAAGTACTAAAAGTATCAGATAGTCCTGTAATGCCTTTAGGTGATTTAGGATCATTTGATGAACATTCAATATACCCTTCTTCAGTAATTGAGGAAGATGGTAAAGTTAATTTATACTATGCAGGATGGTATAGATGTAAATCTGTACCTTTCAACTGTGCTATTGGCTTAGCTGTAAGTGAAAACGGGGGAGATACATTCGAGAGATATGGTAAGGGTCCAATATTAGGACCTTCTGCTAATGAACCTTTTGTAATTAGTGGTCCTAAAATAAGAAAATTTGGAAATCAATACTATTTATATTATCTTGCGGGGAGTGAATGGATTAACCATAAGGGTAAACCTGAAATAATATATAAGATTAGAATGGCCAAATCACATGATGGGATTAATTGGGTAAAACTAGACACCAACATTATTGAGGATGTTTTAAGTAATAATGAATGTCAAGCAGGACCTGATGTATTTTTCAAAGATGGGATGTACCATATGTACTTTGTATATAGGGAAGGGTTTGAATTTAGAACACAAGAAGGTAGGGGGTATAAGATAGGATATGCTATTTCTGAAGATGGTGTTGAATGGGAACGAAGAGATAAAGAATCTGGAATTGATTACTCAACCTCAGGATGGGATAGTGAAATGCAACACTACCCCCACGTATTTGAATTAAAAGGTAACCATTACATGCTCTATAACGGAAATGAATTTGGTAAATATGGTTTTGGCCTCGCAATATTAAAAGATGAATAAATCAAATATACTACAACTAAGAAACCATTTAGAGATTTGTAAAGATAGTTTTACACCTAGCCTAGATACTTATGTTAGTTTAACGGAATATGCTGAAAAAATCCATTCAAAATCAATACTTTTTGAAAGATTTAGGGGAGATGAATTAATTGGATTGATAGCCGCCTATAGTAATGATAATAAATTGGGGTATATTACTAATGTAAGTGTAGAACCTAAATATCAAGGTAAGGGTATGTCTTTATCTTTAATAAAAGAATGTATTGATTATTTTTCTAACATAGGTTATAAATCTATTAACTTGGAAGTATATAAGGAAAATGGGAGAGCCATTACATTTTATGAAAAACATAAATTTAAAGTAGTAGATGTAAAATTAAAAACAATAATGATGAGTAGAGATTTAAATAGAGATTATAATAAAGAATTAGCAGATACTAAAGATCACAAATATGCCTATAACTTTGATTTTGACATCATGCATCCATATATGATAAAATCATTCCAACCCCACTTTGTAGAAGGTAATTGTTTGGAGTTGGGTAGTTTTAAGGGTGATTTCACTAAAAGACTTCTCCCCCATTTTAAAGATATCACTTGTGTAGAAGCATCTTCTGTAGCAATTTCCGAATCAAAGCAAAAACTAGGTGGAAATATTAACTGGGTGGAAGGTTTATTTAATGATGTTGTATTAGACAGAAAATACGATAATATTATATTAACTCATGTACTAGAACACATAGATAACCCAATAGAATTATTAAATAAAATAAACAACGAATGGTTATCTAAAAATGGTAAGCTATTTGTAGTTGTGCCAAACGCCAATGCTCCTTCAAGGCAAATAGCAGTTAAAATGGGATTAATTGATACAAACACTTCAATTACTCCCTCTGAGAAAGAACATGGACATAATATTACCTATACCCTAGATGTTTTAGAGAACCACGCTAAAAAAGCTGGATTAAATATTATAACTAGATCTGGTATATTCTTTAAAGCATTAGCAAACTTTCAATGGGATAAATTACTCCAAACAGATATAATATCCAAAGAATATCTAGATGGGTGTTTTGACTTAGGCCAACAATATCCAGATTTATGTTCTAGTATAATGTTAATATGTAAAAAAAAATAATATGAAAATCCACATTTATTATAGACATGCTTCTAACTGTACAGTTAAAAACCGACCTAACTGGTTTAGTTTTGAGTCTTGTTGGAAGAATTTACTTAAAACTATTGAAGGTAAAGAAAATATTAACTTAACTTTAGCTTTAGATGGGGATATTGATGATGATTTCACTAAAGATTATCAATCTAAGTTTGAACTATTTACAACTAATCATGGTTCAAGCCTTCTTTCATATCGGGATTTATTAAAATATGTGAAGAACATAGAAATGGATGGTGATGATCTTATTTATTTTATTGAGAATGACTACTTACACTTAGAGGGTTGGGTAGAAAAGTTAGTGGATTTATTTTCATGTTATGAATCGTTAAATTATGTTTCACTATATGACCATAATGATAAGTATATGCCTATCTACAATGATTTATCATCTAAAATATTAACATCAAATACACACCATTGGAGAACAACTCCAAGTACTTGTGGAACATTTGCAATCTCCCGAAATTTATTTGACCAAGATTATGATATTTGGGAAAGTGCAGTAGGAGATCACAATACCTTTTTGTATCTTAATGACGAAAGACAAAGATATGTCTTGACACCTATACCGGGTTTAGCAACTCATTGTATGGAAGGATTAATGTCACCTATGGTTAATTGGGAAAAAATAAATAATAAAATTAAGTAATATGATATCAATAATAATACCAACTTATAGAAATCCTGATTTCTTAGACATATGCCTAAAATCAGCAATTGAACAACAATCTAATAAAAATGAAATCATAGTTTCCGTAGATGGTTTTATAGAAGAAAGCCAACTAATACTAGATAGGTACAAAGATGATATTACTGTATTAGATTTAGGTGAAAATCAAGGTATGCAACAGGCTCTTAATTTGGCTGTGATGAATGCAACTAATGAAATAGTCTTTATAGTTAATGATGATAATATATTTTGTAAAGATTATGATTTAACTATACTAGATACTTTAAAAGACAGAGAAAAAACCGTATTAACCTTAAATCAAATAGAACCAACAGGCCCAGGAATATTTAACTTCCCAGTTAAAGACTTAGGTGAATCACCTAAAGAATTCAAATATGAAGAATTTATAGATTATGAATGTTCTATTAGTAAAGATGAATTAACCGTGGATGGAGGTATTTTTCCATTTGCCATGTATAAAAAATATTATATGGCAGTTGGTGGGTTTGATACAATGTACCAATCACCATTCATTTGCGATTGGGATTTTTTCCTGAAATTAGACTTAATTGGATTAGGATTTGTTAGAACCCATAAATCCCACCTATACCACTTTGGAAGCTCTGCTACTAAAAACGGTAAAGAAGGTGAAATGTTTAAAGCAACAGAATCACCAGCAGCTAATATGTTTATGTACAAGTGGGGTATACCACCTAGTCTATTTGAAAATAATTCCCATCGACCAAAAGGAAAAAGTGTTAGGGGAATAAAATTTTAAATATTTATAATGGAACATTAAAACCCAAACCATATGGAGAAAGAAACAAAATTTAAAACAAAAAGAGATGTTACACATATAGAAATTGTTTGGGATGATAGGCAGGATTTAATTGAATTAAGTACTACTGATTTATTTTCTAATTTTATTCTTGAGAAATCATATGACGCCATTACAAAAGCAATTGATGAAGGTTTAGATAAGGTAGAATTATTTAATGTATTTAATCTCTCCATAATAATAGAATTAGAAAAAACCAATTTCTCCTCAGTACTTGAGAGAATAAAAGATTTGTACATAAGTCAAGAGAATTATGAAGAATGTATTAAAATCAACAATTTAATAGATAAAATATAAATTATGAATAAGTTCAAATTTTTCTCAATAAGTGATAAAGCAAAAGAAGCAATAAAGATTTTCCCATCAGAAAATTTAAAAGAAGCATACATAATAGCCTCAGGTTTTAAAAAATTAACAATTGGAAAGTTTAGAAAATTATTTAAAATAGAAAAAATCAAATAACATGGAAGATACTACAGGCAGTGATGGTGATATTAAAAAACTATTTACTAGTATCTTAGGTTCAGATGTAACTATAAAGGATAATATTGATTCCACAGAAGAAAGTGTATTTGTAACTTTTATTAAGAAGATAGAAGAATCACGAATGTTGGAGGAGAAGATAGTTGATGATTGGGGTATTGATTTAACACGAATAATAGATCCTCTTTGGTATGTTATCGAACATACCTTTAATTTTTTATATGGTAAGGATGCAACAGATTTAATCATGTGGTATATTTACGATAGATTTGACCCTGATGGTAAAGTAATTGATTTGGAAGATGAAGATGGGAAGAAATTTAACTTAAAAACACCTAACGATCTTTGGAGCTACATAAAATACAGATTTCCACCAAAATCCCAATAATTATTTGACTACCCGTAAATTTTTTTGTACATTACCCATAAGTGATAGATAATTATAAATTATGAATATGAAATGTGTTAAGTGTAAAAATATAATAAACCCACTACGAATGAAAGCATTGCCTAATACTAAGGTATGTGTAGATTGTTCAACAGCTGGGGCTTATAAAGCAGTCACTACTACTGAAGGTAGTGGAGACCATACTTGGAATGATATCCAAATATTAACTCCCGACCAATTTGATAGCTACCAACAAGCTGAAGATAAGATAAGGGAAATGAAAAATCTCCCAAAATCTAGTGGGTTAGAAGAAGAGATAGAAACCCCATTAAAAAATAAGAAGAAATAAAATGCCAAAAGCCAAGCCAATAAAAAAGGAACAGATAGTTGCAGCGATGTCACAAACCCGTTCGAATCGAGCAGCTAGTAGATATTTAAATATATCATATCCCCACTATAAAAAATGGGCTAAATTATATGATTCCAGTGAAGAGGGATTTAAAAGTTTATTTGATCAACATTTGAACCCTTCTGGTAAGGGAATTCCAAAGTTCTTATCAAATTCAGGTAAAGATCCAGCACTATTAGATATTATTGAAGGTAGAATAGATGCATCATCATTCTCTCCTGAAAAAATCAAATATAGACTTGTAAGTGAGGGATATTTAGAAGAAAAATGTTCATCATGTAATTTTCATGAACGTAGAGTTTTAGACTATAAAATACCACTATTACTCCATTTTAAGGATAATAATAAAAAAAACTACCGAAAAGAAAATACTGAGTTTTTATGTTATAATTGCTACTACCTTTTAATTGGGGATATATTTAATAATAAACAAATTGAAAATATAGAAGATCACAAACCTTTAAACTCAGGTGAGATAGATTGGGAGTTAGATCCTTATACAGAACAAAGGTTAAAAGAATTAGGGTTAGGTGATAGCGATGGTGATGATTTAGATATAATTTCTTATGTATGAAAAAGAAAACAAGAAATATTAAAAACAACAAACATGGTAAAATCGTTAATGATTATGAAAAACAAAAGATAAATCATTTAGAACGACTAGCAAGTAAGCTTATCAAAGATGATGATAAAAACCAAAAACTAAAATCAAAAATAATCAATAAAGGTTTTTTAGATTTATTTTAAAGATACCTACATATAAACTTGGATATCCGTGGGATATTTCGTATATTAGGGTAAATAAAAATATAGATATGAAAAAATTAATATTTCTTATAATTCCATTATTTATAAATAGTGGCCACATCAAAAACACCCAATACTACACTCCCCCTAACCAAGGTTTAGAATTAATACCGGATATACCACCATTAGTTAAACCTACACATAATTCCACCACCTCACTAATTGATGCGTTAATATACGTTGAATCACGTGGGAAAAACGATGCTGTTGGTGATACGCATCTAAAACACCCGTCAATAGGTGTATTACAAATTAGACCTATAATGATTAGGGAAGTTAACCGCATACTGAAAAAACAAGGTAAACTCCAACATTTTAAATTGGGAGATAGGTTTAGTGAACAAAAATCAATAAGTATATTTAATGTGTGGAAAGATTACCACCACCCCGAAGATAGTTTTGAAAAAATAGCTAGATGCTGGAATGGTGGACCTAGAGGTTATAAAAACACAAGAACACTTAAATATTGGGTTAAAGTAAAGAAACAACTAAATAAAAAAAGAAAATACTAATGGGAATTGAAAATCGTAAATCCTCCCCACTAGATTCACTTAACCAGTTTGAGGATGAATTATGGGTTGAATTAATTGAAAAATCACCAGAATCCGTAAATAGTATATGTTTAATGTTGTCTTTAGATGTGCAGTTAGAAAAAGAACGATTAAATAATAAAAACATTAAAAAATCATAAGGATTAATGAAGTAAAAATCTACAATATTTATAACAAAAAATTATGTCAATAGTAAACATACCAATAACCGAAAATAAATATTTAATCTTCTTCAGTGATGGTTACCCATCTTACTATTTTGATAGCACTCTAAATCAACTAACTACCTTTAATAATTCATATTGGACATATGAATCATACGATACTGAGGAGGAATGGGTAGCTAGACTACTAGAATTCGGGATTGTACCCGAAGAACCAACTTCTCCTATCTAAAAATAAATTATGGCAACATATACATCCAAAGAACTAGAAGGAAGAGGAACACCAACCGAGGCATTAACTGCTGCTACGGGGTATAGATTTCTCCTTGTAAGCCCTAACACATTATTAGGTTCGGCTTACTTTACTTTTGAAACAGTTAGGAATTCTAATGGGTTTTATGATACAACATCACCCAAAAATGCTGTTGGAACTATTAATACTGCAAGTGGTGTTCAAGATCTTTTACAAGACTCTTATATATTTTCAGAAGTCATTACCAGAAGCATATCTTCATTTACATTTACACCAACTTTAGACGTTGCCGTTAGTAGTTCGTTTTTAAGAATTACTGGAGGAGGATATCTAGATATCTCTATAGCAGTACCTGCACGCCCATTCAAAATGTTAATTACAACTAGTAATCCTGGTGCTTCTGGTACAACATCAATGACAATCCCATTCTCAGAAGGGCAATTTTCAAATTGTGTAGTTGATTGGGGTGATGGTACAACTGAACCCGTAAACACTAGTGGAAATACAACACACGATTATGGTGAAGTAAAAGTGAATCAGGAAATTCAAATATCTGGTGCATTTCCTGGATTATTTTTTAATGGTGGTGATGGAGATTCACTCAAATTGGAGGAAATTACTCAATGGGGGACAAATGTATTCCAATCATTAAGTAACGCATTTTCTAATTGTCAGAATTTAAAAAATACTAATTATGCTACGGATGCTCCAAATTTAGGAGTAATAACTGATTTAACCCGAATGTTTAATGCATGTCAAAGATTTAATGGGTATATTGGTAATTGGGATGTAAGCAATGTCACTAACATGAGTAATATGTTTAGGAATTGTCTTGTATTCAACCAAGAATTAAATTCTTGGGATGTAAGTAGTGTTACAGATATGCGTAATATGCTTCAATTTTGTAGTATCTTCCAAGGTAATATTTCTAATTGGGATACCAGTAATGTTGAAAATATGGTAAGTATGTTTTTCAATTGCACTCTTTTCAATAGTGATATTTCTAATTGGAATGTGGGTAATGTTACTGATATGGGGTTTATGTTTAGTGGTGCAGATGCTTTCAATCCAAACATTGCAGATTGGGATGTGAGTAGTGTTACTAATATGTCTGGTATGTTTTCAGATTTTAGTGGTGCTCCACCATCATTTAATCAAAACATTGCAGATTGGGATGTGAGTAGTGTTACTAATATGGGGTTTATGTTTTATGGAGCCACTACTTTCAACCAACCTATTGGAGGTTGGGATGTGAGTAGCGTTACTGATATGAACCTTATGTTTTTTTCTGCACCTGCTTTCAACCAAAATATTGGTTCGTGGGATGTATCTAATGTAATCAATTTCAGCAATTTTATGCTAGGAAAAACACCTGCAACATTTAGCGCAACTAATTTAGATGCTATTTACAATGGGTGGAGCTCACGAAGTGTGCAACCATCACAAGTAATTACTTTTGGTACTGCCAAATTTAACTCATCTTCACAAACCGGTAAAGATATATTAACATCAACTCCTAACAATTGGAATATAACAGATGGAGGACAAGTTTAAAATACTAATAAAAATAATATTAAAAAATCATAATTAAAGTAAATGGCAGAATATACAGGAAAACAATTAGAGGGCATGGGTATACTTACGGAAGCATTAACTGCTGGTGTAACTTATACATTCACATTTACTACACCCCCAACATTAAGAGGTTCAGCTTACTTTACATTAGAAACAGTTAGGAATTCTAATGGATTTTATGTTGGTATAGATGAAAATGCTGAGGGAACTATTAATACACTTGCATCCATTCAAACACTACTCCAAACACCATTCAAATTCTCTGTAGTAGTACAACAAGGCGCAGGTTCATTCAATTTTACCCCAACTAACAATATACCTCTGGGAGGTGCATTATTAAGAGCAACAGGTAATATTGCACTTGACATTACCCCATCAGCAGATACTGCTTTCAAAATAACCATTCAACTAGATGGCACTACTTTTCCTTTTCGAATCCAACCACAGGCAGGTATGAATCTTGTGATAGATTGGGGTGATGGTTCAAGTTCTAACATAGGTAGTAGTACAGATACAGAATTGACTCATAATTATGCTACTCCAGGCACTTATCAAATATCGGCTGAAGGTCAGTTTAATGGACCTAATTTTAATGGTCTTACTCCTATTATAAGTCTTGATAATTGGGGTACTAGTGAGTTTACTGAATGGCAAAATGCTTTCAAAGGGTGTAGAAATATGGTTGGAAATTACACAGATACTCCAAACACGTCTAATGTAACAAATATGGATCACGCGTTTCATACTTGCACCATCTTTAATAGTCCATTAAACTTTGACACTGCAAATGTTACAAGTTTTGGTAATTTCCTTCGTGAAGCTTCTTCTTTTAACCAACCCATAACATTTGACTTATCATCTGCGCTCGTGTGTAATTCAATGTTTAGATCAGCAACCCAAATGAATTCACCAGTAACACTTACTAATACTGGGAATGTAACTAATATGTTCACCATGTTTACATTTTGCAGCGCATTTAACTCTGACCTAAATTTTGATGATACTTCAGCAGTTGCTAATATGGAATACATGTTTTACCAAGCATTCGCATTTAATCAAGATATTAGTGATTGGGATGTAACAAGTTTAACAACATTTAATTTCGGTTTAACACAAACATCTTTTGACACAACAAACTATGATTTATTACTAACTAATTGGTCAACTTATTCACCTCTACAAACAGGCGTACCATTTTCAGCAGGAACTGCAAAATATAGCCCTGGAGCAGCAGCAACAGCACGTGGTGTACTTACATCAGCTCCTAATAATTGGATAATTACAGATGGAGGACAAGTTTAAATTCTAAAAAAACAATCCACGCAAGTACTAGGCTTTTGCATATCCTGTTCGTATATTTACGGGGTAAGTTGGGGTTAATATTAATACCAATTAAAAATAAGGGTTATGGCGTTGTGTAAGATTAGTAATTTAAATAAGTATGGGTGTATGAGAAGTCGTATACTATATAAACCTGATAATTCAATACTTAAAATAAATCCTAAAGGTTTTGGGAAATTTATAGGTATGAGTA